CATGAATGTCTCGTTGACTCCGATCCAGACCTACGTAACTGGTACGGCGCTGAGTTGCGGTTTCATGATCGCGATTCATGGACACAAGCGTTTCTGTTATGAGAATTCTACCTTGATGTATCATCAGGTTAGTAGCGGAACTATCGGTAAAGTGAAGGATATGGAAGAAAGTATCATAGAAAGCAAGCGTCTTCAGACTATGATCGAAAAAATGACCATTCAAAAAACGCGCATCCCGGTTGCTACTATCGAAGAAATCTACAAAACAAAACGTAACCTTTATCTTGATGCGGAAGAGGCCATGGAACTTGGATGTGTGGATGAAATTATCTATGCGGCGCGTCTTCCATCTGACAGAGTCGAAGAAACACAGCAGACAGAAGAACAAGCACATCCCCATGCGGATGCTCCGGTACCCACAACGAAACGTAAAGCAAAGACACGCAAGTAAAAGAATGGCCCTTCGGGGCCATTCTTGTTTTTGGAGGTCTAATCCTCTATACTGTCCGGATGAAAAATCTACGACTAGAACATCTCATTCAGGCGCACAAAATCGTTCGCCCCCTCATGACTCCGGAATTCATTGCAGCGAAGGTCACTTTTGATGCCGAACCAAACGAAACTACCGTTCCCTATGTATCATACCGATTTAGCATCGCAGGTTACGGAAACGGGGCGGTTGATATTAGCAGAGATGCTGGAAAGCATTCGGCTGTCTTTTCCCACATTACTCTCGGAGACACCATCCGATACTCTGCTTTCTACAAATCCAGACACTCCAATCGAGAGTTGATTCATCTGTTGGATACCATTCTGATTTTGAAGCTGCGTCCCTTCATCGTGGCAGAGTACCCGGAATTCTTCAACTAAAGCTGTCGTCTCCGAATAAATACAGTATTCGGAGATGTACATGGGCCTGTTACGCGAATTGATTCTAACGGAATCCAATTACCAGAATACTCTAGATGAGCGATACTTTGTCTTCAAGGACAAGGATTACGAATTCATCGTGAATCATGTTATCTTCCCACCGCTTTCCACTGACGCATATTTTACAAAGCGTGGAAATGCCGATATCTACGACTTCGAAATCGACTTCAATGTTGATGTCCGCGTCATAGACAAGTGGAAAGCGCATGTGGTCTCGATTCTGGCCGAGTTGCAAGTCGCGGTATCGGTCGAAGGCGATAGCGGTCGCCTCGGTATTACCAAATATCCTACCGTCGAGAAGATAGAAAAATACCGTCGTTTGACGGATACAGCCCCTACACAGGACGATTTCGATGAGAATGTGGGGGTGGAGTTCTATATCCAGAAAGCGATGGACGCTAATCCGGTCTACTTGAAGACGCTACTTTCCAAGGTTGTCACCAACGGAAGTAGTAATTTGCGTGAGTTCATTCGTACCCACATCGACCAGTTAAAGCAAGAAGCCGAAGACGACGAGCGTACAGGCTATTAAGTCTCTCATCGTACTGCTATAATGAAGTCGATGAAACAACCAACCACTATTGATTCTGAAATCGAACGACACTTTGACATTCCACATGTCAAAGAAGGTCTATTTGATGAATTCAGTGAAGAAGTCGAAACGGAATTGATCAAGGCCCATTCGAAGAAGGGGTTTGTTACCGATATTGATCCCTTGGAAGGCGTCCAGTTGACACAGCGAAAGATTCGATACTATAAAGAATCTCTTCATGAAGCTGTGAAATATGTAAAGCAACTATTCATCAAAGAAAATATCGAATTTCGATTGTACGACATTGATTTTGTTATGCATGACGTGCATCGCATTTGTTTCTTTTGGCGAATCCATGATAAAGACTATGGCTTCGAGATTACATTCGAAGATCAGGGAATGATGGATTTCATTCCCTATTTGGTTCGCATTGTAGAAATCGAAGCTGGCAACATTCTGCGTGGTGATTTCACACCTGACCATTGCCGGGAATTGGAACAAATGGAAACAATCCCGGAATGGTATTTGACGATTATCAGTCAGCGGAATTGATTGAACCGTTTCTGATCAAGTCGGCGTCACGACGTGCCCGGTGTGGCGTCTGCCTTGCCCACAAGGTTTGGAGAGCATCATCAGCAGCTTCTGCCAGATGACCGGCGTTAACTTCTGCATTCATCGTATGGAACCCGGCCAAATGTTCACCAAGTTGAAAACACATATCCAGTAATGCTATTTGTAAACCTTCCGAGAAGTGGTCAAACCGTGGATACAGTTTTTCGGCTTCTGCTGCGGCATGATCTACATCCTTCTGTAATTGAGCTATAATCTCTTCGTCCGTCCATGTGATGTGGGCAAATTCTGCACCTTTCCCCAACATGTGGCCGATACCTATAGTCCAATAACCCAACGTGTCCAGATAAGATACGGTACGGTACCCTTCTTCTGCTTTGAAATGATCAATGATAGCCTGAGTAAGTTGCATGGTTTATCCTTTTTCGTTTCAGGCTATTTATCTAAATAGAACAACCATTTGGAGAATTCGCCATGACGATCAAAAGGAAATTGAGCCATGTCGAGGCTGCTATCCTTTTGAAGCGTGTCCGCGAATTTAAAGAAAAGACCAAGGCTCTGGAAATCGAGGCTATCGTAGCCGCTGACCTTCAAAAGTCTTTCTCACAGAAGATGAAAGAGGGCGAACGCCGCATTCGTGAGGCGTTGGAGCAGAAATATATCGTCAATCGATGGAAGAAGTTTTGGGAAAAGCTTATTAGCCGTCGTTAGACCTTCCCGGTGGCGGAAGAACATCGAAGCTTGGAATAGCGGCGAGTTTGTTTTCGAACGCTATGCAACTTTCTCCGCCATTATTTAACAAGAATTGAAAATCATCGAACCCGATGAAAGCGTGACCGTTGACGCCCCATTCTTGGCCCCAAGAATTCTTGATTCTGAACAACCTTTTCTTAAGATCAACACCATTCAGGAGATAAGCATGTCCGCCTGCGTTAGAACCGGTTGGTTTGATGAGACCGTTCGCATCCGGTGTAAACATATTAGAAAACCATGATGTTCCCACAATCATTGGCCCAAGGTTGATCAATGTCTGGGCTACATCTTCAACGTTGGTGGCCCAACGATATTCCTTGATAACTCCAAGGATTTTGAGCAGTCTGACAGCAGTTCGAACACTGCTTCCATTGTGTGGAGTTCCAGCCCAAGGATCGCGCTGCTGGCACTGGTTGTAGAAATCAATTGGTTGATAAAATGGCTTTGTTCTGCCGGGAATGTCATCTTGGAATACCGGGCCGTTCTCGATCCAATGCATCCAACTGTAGGCAGTACATTCTTCCGTAGCTCCTTGGTTCCCCCACCAAGCATCATCCCACCAGTATTTCTCGGTTATGAAAGGGTCAGCGGCAGGTAATACGGCTGAAACCGAAAACAAGGTGTCACGAGCGTCTGGATGTTCGAGGCGACCCATGATTGGGGTGAAATTGAGCATGATCTTCTCCATTTTGATCATGTATTTATAATCTGCTATACTTGGAGACCCTAAAGGAGGAACCATGCGCTTCTATCTTGCCAGCGATATTCACAATGAATTTTCGGTATTCAATTTTCCAGTTTTGGAGAATGAATCCGAGATGACGCTGGTGCTTGCCGGTGATATTTTCGTCGTCAAGAAGCCAGCCAATGGCATTGCCTTCCTGACGAATGTTTCCGGGCGATTCAAGAATGTTATTGTGATTGCCGGTAATCATGAATTCTATGGCGGCGGTAGTCTTGTCAGGACTCCGGTGAAAATTCGAGAAATCGTCGCTGAGTTTCCCAACGTTCATTTCCTTGACAACACATCTGTCGTTCTTGATGGAATTCGTTTCTTTGGAAGCGTATTCTGGACAGATTTCCATGACAGTGACCCGGTAGTCAAGCTATTGGCCGGTGGGCAGATGAATGATTACAATCAAATTCGTACTGGTACCGTAAGTGAGCCGTATATGAAGAAAGTTTCGACCAACGATATTCAGTTGGAGAATCTTCACGCACGGCGCGTCCTCCTGAAGGAACTGGAAGAAGCCAAGGTGGCTGGCCAGCGTTGTGTGGTGGTAACGCACCATTCACCGCACGTTCTGTCACGCAGTGCGGAATATCAAACCGGGCTGCTGGACTATGCCTATTTCAACACCGGGTTGGAGGATTTGATTCTGGATTACAGTCCGCCATTCTGGCTACACGGGCATACACACGCGAAGGCAGATTACATGATTGGCGATACACGTGTTGTTTGTAACCCTCGCGGATATTCCAATGACCCGAACGGGTATCAGAATTCAAGGCTGAGTTTCGACACTGGACTCGTCTTTGAACTTTGAACGTGCTTTCTCGTAATTGATCGACAGGATGTTGATCAAAGATTCAAAGTCTGGAGGAAATTCGAGCGCCATCATACGATAAGTCTTGACAGGCTTAATGTCGCCGAAAAGATAACGAATGTAGTCGGAAGGGAGTCGTGGTTCGTATGCCACGAATACCTTCTCTTCTTCGCCGTCTTGAGTGGCCATAGCCGCACTGAATCGCGTCAGGACGACTTCTTTCAGCTTTCCCCCTGTCCCCGTATTGGGATCGACGTTCTGGAACGCTGTGAGCATCGGGAGAAGCTTCTTGTAGATTCTCTCTTTGGAGTCCAGCGGCTTCCAAGGTGGGATATCCATGCAACGCATCAGAATGACCACCAATTTCAGTTTGGTGGCATCATGAAGCCTTTTGGCTGTTTCTGGATTCAACTGAGCCAGCTTGTTTGCTGACTTGGTGGTCATATCGACCGCATTGGTACGACGTTTAATCTTCTTCCACTCGCCGTACAGCTTATTGATGATCTGGTTGACATGGGCAAGTTCTTTCATCGAAGAAAGATTACTTTCCAACAGAATTAGTTCTTGAATAAAATCCATGATAACCTCTAAGCGTTACGGTATTTATCGTCGCTTTCGGTTATTCATCTTGGTCGAATCGTAATAATCCAACGGTTTACTCTGAACCCAGACCAGATAGGTTTGCATTTCTGGGGCTTCCCGAATGATTTCAGGATGATTGAACTGTCGAGCGAGTTCACCCTCAGTCCATACCGAATGGATTTTTTGATGGCACATGCGATGGATGAGACTCTTTGCTCCCTTCTTTCCACCCTTGACGACTGGTACCCAGTGATGTTCGTCCACGGAATGACCGGGCACCATGCCACGAAGGCATACTGAACAGGTTCCGCATGTTTCAAGTTTTGGCTCTTGCTTCTTTTCTTTCATAAATATTCTTATGCAAATAGATGATCGCGACTTGATGGACATGCATTACTGGTCTACGAGAACCATCCAGTACGGCATCTTTGTCGCTGACGTGATCGTTTTTTACAACATATTTGACGGATTGGAAACTCCGTTTATCTACAATCGGTTTCCTGCCTTTTGTTTCATCGAAAATATTCGAGACCAAGCCATAGTTTACACTCCGGAATATGAATTTGTACAGAGCCTAAATATGCTTAAGAGTGACTTCCCCCATTTACGGGTCGCACATTCGCAGACGGTGAAGGGTTATGGAAAAAGTCTACATTCTTGACAACGAAGATATCAAAGAACTTACAGCGATGGTTGCTGAAGCTCTAACCTACAAAGCACGTCTTGAACGCAAGGTTCAGGATATGCGAACCCGAACAATGTTTGGTAACACGAATTTCTGGTTCCATGTCGAAGACAGTGGTTCCATTATCCTTTGTTACGATCAACATCCGAGTATGTGGGATCAAGCTGGCATCCGAGCCACAATTTCTCACTACGAACGCATCTATCTAGAAAAACGCGGGATCGCGTTCTTCGACTTCTGATATTACGCGGTAGCTAGGATCAGGCCGGAAACTGTACCACGATAAGCCTTATGGTATGCTGGTTCCGGTTTGTATTCGAAGATGATTGAGGTCTTACGCAAAAGAATTTTGCTTTGCGCTTGACCAATCGACAAAGGACTCACCGCAACGAAACGCAGAGCCGATTCCTGCTGGCCATCCGCTCCACGGGCACCTTGTTGAACCAATGCTATAACCGCATCGTCCAATTCGACTATTTCGGAATTTTCGTCTACAACCTTTCCGTATATTTCCATGCCGTTGCTTAATTTGTACGCGCGAACGTCGTCCTCTGATAGCGTGTCGATCATTTTGGCTCCTTAATTGCCTGTTGTGTAACGTTCCATGGTGGTATTCAAACGTCTACGCACCCTGATGAATTTTGTTTTTTCGCTGACTTCATGCATTTCTCTTGCGCCTATCATGCTCATCGCCCCTCGCACCCCACCGCATATTTCCTCTAGGGTATTTGAAACTGGGCCTGTACCGGGAACCAGTGTGGTTCTGCCTTCACTGGCTTTGTAAGAAGGACGACCGTTGCCGAAGCGTGCCATGGCGGTATTGGAAGACATACCAAAGAATTCCTTGAACGGTTTACCATCCAAGTAATATGTAGTGCCTTCAGTTTCGTCCGATCCCGCCAACATAGTGCCCAGCATCACGAAATCCGCACCGGCCCCGAAGGCGATAGCAACATCTCCACCTTCAGAACAGCCGCCATCGCTACATATGAGGCCACCGTTCAAATCTGCCGCATCGGCACATTCCAACACAGCGGAAAGCTGCGGGCGACCTACGCCCGTCACCCTGCGGGTTAAACAATTCTGGCCAGACCCAATACCAATCTTTACAATGTCGGCACCACTCTCCAGAAGTTGTTCTACGGCTTCGCCAGTAACCACGTTACCGGCCATGATCACCGCACGTGGATTTTCATCACGGAATCGCGCGACATAGTCACGGAATTTGGCCATGTAACCATTCGCCACATCAATGCAAACCATCGGAGGACGGTATCCGATCAAATCGGCGACTTTCTTGTATTTGATCGCTTCAAGGTCAGACAACCCCAACGTATAGAAAACGTATTGCAGCTTATCGAAGGTTCTATTGTTAAAGAAATTACCATAGGCTTCGATGGAATGATGCTTGTGTAATACCGTGATCATTTCCTGTTCTGCTAGAGCATCGGCCATAGCAAAGGAGCCGGTCAGCATGTTTGCTGCTATGATCGGCACGCACGAAAGGTGTAATCCGGAATGCTTGAAAACGAACCGCCGTTGAAGCGACGGTTCGTTTCTTGAGTTGATGGATGAAATGTCTGTCGGTACGATGGTTACGTCACAAAAGTCCAACTGCTCTGGGTGTGTATAGAATGTGCCCATCAAGTAGCCAGACTCGCCGAACGCAGCGTCAGGTACAGCAAATACATCTCTTCCGTGTCATCTGCCGATGACGTGTTCAAGATATCTTCCAAGGACAGCGAGAACATTTCCGGTGGAACGTCCACAACCTTGATACCGTAAATGTAATCCGGTACCACAATACCGATGGAAGTCATGATGTTGTAGATGTCAGGTTCATTGAACCAAGCATACGGAAGCTTCAGCGAATCGCCGAAACGGCGGATTAGCTTCTTATACAGTTCCATGTAATCCGAAGAACCACCGTTCAGGAGAATTTTGGTCGGAGATTCGGCCCATTCATAATATACACGGTAGGCTTGTTCTTGATGCTTGAATACTTTCTGTTCAAGAGCTAGCGCCATCGTGGATACACAATGGCTTGCTTGAATGCCCTGCTGCATGGTTCGCAGGTGGAATAGGGTGAAGAAGTATGCCCGATATTCTTGCATGTGGCGTCTCGGCTGATTGATGAGCCTGAATTATGTCAAATTATTAGACCAAAGTCAAGAGCATGACCTAAATAGTCTAACATGGAGACAGATATGAAAATTTTGAACCAACTAATCGTAGAATACAACATTCTCGACCAGAATGATAGCGATCTACGCTCAATGAATCGCTCCAGCGAGATTTCTCAAGCTCCAATGAATCCTCTAGCACCGCCTACACAGCCCCCAGAAGACAACGGACAAGACCTCCCTGCCGCTCCTATCGGTAGAGACTTCACGTCGCGCCTGAAGCGTCTGTCGCAGCGTCGTGATGGTGTAGAACAGTCTGCTCCGGCTCTGGACGGTTTAGATCGTGGAGAAGGCGATGTAGACGGGATAGGCGTAACCGGTCTTGATGGTGCAGAAGGTGAAATAATTGCTCAGGGGACGGGATTGACCCTTGGTGTCGATCCAGAAAGCCTTGAAAGTGGTTCTCCTGAACCGTCAGTATGTCCAAATTGTGGCCAAGAATGTGGTTGCCCACCGAAAGATACTGGAAATAAAGCAGTTCTGTCCATTGGTGGCGATGCGAACGTCGATCCTTCAAAAACCATTGGCGACACTGCCCCGGTGAGTGACGAAGAAATTGAATTCATCTTTTGATAATGAAGAAGGCCCCGATGACGGGGCCTTTACTTTAAAACGGTTTTGCGTCGGCATCGCCGTTGTCGTATTGCAGGTTTTTCTCGTTGTTGTTATACTGGCGCTTATGGCTTTGCATCCGGCACAATCACCGGATCAATGACTTCTGGTTCTGGTGCAGGTTCTGGTTCAGCTACTACCGGGGCCACTGGTTCTGAAAGGCTGCGAAGAACTTCGGCACCCTTGAGGGCACTGTACTTCGAAAATTCCTTGTCAGCATCCCCCATCTCTCCCATAGCAATTAGACGCAATGTATTTGCGAGAAGTTCTTTGTTTGACTGTGACATGTGATATGCTCCTTTTACCTATTTAGGCTCAAAAATGATCTATGCAATCGGCGACATCCACGGCAGACTTCCGCAATTGAAGGATTTATACAACAAAATCCTGATCGATATCAGAATGCAGAAAGATGAACAAAATACCATCGTTTTCCTCGGCGACTATATTGATCGCGGAAAATACAGCATGGGTGTCCTCGATTTTCTTTCCAATTTACAAAATTCTGCTGACAAGCTCGTACACGTTTTCGTGGTCGGGAATCATGAAGTCATGTTTTGTGATGCGGTCACACTGGATTACACGCGTACTCCGCCAAATATTAACGATTGGGCGATCAAGATGTGGGTCAACAATGGTGGCGAGACTGTCATCAAGGAATCCGGCCTCAAGAATTTCAATGAATTTTTCTTAAGCAATATCCATCAGAAATACACTGATTGGATCAAGAACAAAACCTACATGCTCTACGAAACCACGGATTACGTGTTCGTACATGGTGGCCTAGACATTCGCCAGCCGCCAGATAAACAGAATCCTGATGTTGTCCTATGGTCGAGATTCGACAAAAAAGAACATTACGATGATTATCCAAAGATGGTAGTACATGGCCACACACCAGTACGCCAACCTGTCCTCGATAAGAACCGTATCAACGTGGATACATCATTCTTCGACGGTGGCAAAACTCTCACGGCAGTTGCATTGGAAAATCGTCTGGGTGCCAGAAACAGTATACGATTCCTCCAGTCCGTCAAGGAGTAATTGGTCTCGACAATTTTGTCTTGGCCAATTGCATCATATTTCCCAACAATGCGGGATCGGCGTTGATTGAAGTTTTCAACAATTTCAAGAGTTTCGCATCCGATAATTTCAGATTTTCTTTAACAAGATCAAAGACTTGCTCTTTGATTGTCTTCTGCACTGGCGCAGGTTCTGTGCGTTTCTTTTCTGCCTTACCACGCAACTTGTCGCGATAGCTCTCGGGGTCTGCCTTGAACTTGTCCCAGTTGGCCGGTTTCACGGCGGCATAGAATTCGTCATCGGTAAAACTGGTGAATCCCCAGTCTCCTTCGATGAACATGACCTTGAAATACCCCACTGGATCATTGACGGATACGACTTCGCCAATGTAATGCCATTTTCCCTGTGCATCTCTACCAGCGAATTTGACAAATTCTCCGACCTTGATGTCCTTCAGTGTATTGAACCTGCGTTCATCTGCCAAGCGATAGCTCCTTATCCACAGCCTTTACTTTGTAATTCTCCAGCTTGTCAATGTAGCCTTGATTTCTTAGGCTCTTGAAAGCGAGATTGTCGGGGTTGAATTCGCCACCTTTTTTCAATCCCCTCTGACGCATATCCTTGATTTCTTCGCGTACTTTGTCAGCTTCTTCTGACGTGTACTTCCCGGATAAGATACGGTCGATTTTCTTCTTCATGTCAAGAACTTTCGCTTCATATTCGTGTTCATCGACTTTGGGTTCTTTGTGTGCAGGTTTCTTGATCCAATCGTTCTCCAACAATGAGAATGCCCCGGAACTTTCTAACTCGGCATTCTTATCCTGTGGGCCGACTTCAACCGGCATCCCCATGATAGTAATTTTTTGCTTCAACTTCCAGACACCGCGTTTTGCGAAAAGGAATTCTTCCACGATATCCATGTTACACGATTGCCCAACGATGTCATAGTCCAAAACGACATGCAAGTCGATATCAGAGAATTGTGACCAATTGTAATTGGCCGCTGAGCCTACCAGAAGATAGTCTTGTAGAGCGTTTTCGTCTATTTCGAGGAATTCTAAGAATGCCTCTCCGATTTCCAACAATTTGGAACGGACTTCCTTCTTCAATTTCTCGTTTTCCCACAATTTCGGGTCGAGTTCATCATGGTACTTGATATTATTGTGAAGAGCTAGGTCAGCGAGTTTCATTGGCTTAATCCGGAAGGTTCAGATATTTATCCAAGCTTTTGAGACTGCAAAAGAAACGGCCCATATGGGCCGTTTCTGTATACAATGGCTTCTACGCTCAACTTACTTCTTGGTCTTAACCGAAAGGTTAATGAAGTGGGTATCCATGGTATCCGCATTGGCATATGCGATGCTTGACATTGAGCGAACATTCGGAGAAATGAATGTCTTCGCTACCAAGAGGGCTACCGGCACAGTTTCCTTACCGGTTGGTGTGGAAAGTTGAACTTGTGGAATGCCCGATGCGGTGGTACGCGGGGTCAAGAACTTCTTGCTGGCCGTTGACCAGATGCGACCGTCCGGATAGACTGAGTAGCGACCGTTCTTGATCGTGGTTGGGGATGGAATGTGTGACCATGTACGATGAGAGATAATACGCTCCACTGTGCTACGGTTCACACCGAACAGTTCGGCAATTTCTTGAATACTTGCGTTGCTGCTCCGATACTTTTCGCGCATATCGATCACGTCGGTGTCGCGTAGATTGGACTGTGACGAGTAGCGAACGTACTTGTTGACTGTGGTCATATTAAGGACTCCTTTGGGTTGTAATTGTTTGTTCAATTATCAACGATTGTACACAAAGGAAATATGGTTGTCAACTCTTTTTCTTGGATTTTGTAACACTGTGATCTGGAATGGATATTACGGAAGCTATTTTCTTACCATCTTGATCGAAGATATGTGCAGATATTCCATTATCTCCTATCTCCACGATATAACCCAATGGTTCCAAAACCAAACGAATCTCTTCTTCAGTGTGGAAGATGCACTTATCAATCAAGGCGAGAAGAGATTCTTTCATGCGGTACTCCAAAATGGAGCGGTAGATGGGACTCGAACCCACGACCTGAACCTTGGCAAGGTTCCGCTCTACCAACTGAGCTACTACCGCATCATCTATTTATATCGTAGTGTGCAACTGCTCGATCTTACTCGTCGTTGCTTGCTGCTGGTGCAACTGGAGCCGGTGGTGCGTCAACCGGGGCCGGTTGCACTCCGTGCCGTTCTGTCAAAATTTGATTGAAAATCTGAACTGCCGCATTAACCTGTGGGCCAACAAAATTCTTTGCAAGATCATCCAACGTATTGACGTAAAATTCTCCAGCCTTGGCTAGGATTTGTAGTGCATTGAGTTCGTTCTGCTTTGCCTGATCCATGTAAATCTCCTTTGATGGTTTGGTGGATTATATTTGACTTTTATTACGTTGTCAAGCGTTTGATTATGTTATTTTGAAATTACCCACAAATCCGTAGTCACAATGTAATCAAGTACAAAAGCCCACGGCAAATGACAGTAACCTACTTGTCCCCACTTCGGGCCGAAACTATTGCGCATAATAACATAGTCTGGCGTGTATCCTACGAGAACGCCAAAATGTCCTCCCATTACTGGATCACTAGATGTAGGCATGGGTATCAATATGTTCGTGTGATCTGTCCATAATGTCATGAATGATTTATGCATGGTGAACCCAATTCCAACGAGGAATCCGTTGTATATGGCATCCATGATATCATGTTGAGTTTGACTGACTGCCTTGTATTCGCTAATAGATACGGTATGCAGAGAGGGTGGCTCATCCATCCATTTTGTCTTGTCATAAGGCCATTCTATTTCCGAAGGTACGCCGATTACCGCAGTTTTGAATACATCCTTGATATTCACACCCACGTCTTGCGTTTGTGTTCCTGCTATCTCTCTAGCACCCCACCACAAGGCAAGTCGCGATGGCATAATTGTTCCCGCTTGTAACATCATAACAGCGAGTCCATTGGCCACACAGTCCATTTCTAATTGATTGAACGCTGGTGGCAATTTACTAATATCACAAGAAAAGGATGTAGGCAATGTAGTTGAAGATGGCGAATAAGTACCACCTGAGAACAAACTTTTCCACCAGCTTAGACTGAACAAATTCAGTAACGCTTTTAGTAAAGATGAGAAAAGGCCACTAGAAACAGGTTGTGTTGTAGTCTTTGCTATATAAACATGATCCCTTGAATCCTTAACGGATGGAATTGCCCCATTAATTACAGTATCAGTTGTGGTTTGGTCTATCATGTGTTGTCCTTGATTAGTTAGAAACCTGTAGCATTGCTATCGCCTGCCGATTGCGCCGCCGCCGCATTTGCTGCATTGGCGGCATCACGTCCAGCTTGAACACAATAAGATTTCAAGTTAGTCCGCATTATTATCAATACTATATTAGCAATTTGTTCGTTGGTAAGAGTTGCTTTTGTAAGTCCCTGATTATTTAACAAATTGGCTACATCCGCATCCGTCATATAGTACAAATATGATGTACCTATGTTGAGAAGCTGTTGATTGGTCGGGGCAGTTCCTCTCAACAAAGAAGTTACAAGCGAGGTTAAATCAGATAGTGCTGTTGCCATGTTTATTTCTCCTGTTAGGCGACTATTTCTGCATCGGCTGTGTAATGCACACCTACCAAGTTACCAACTACACCACTAGCATCACCAGTTGCAGTACAAAGAACGCCGCGATCAGTAAGAGAGCTAGTTCTTGAGGCGGTTGCGGTTTGCGCGGCAGGGGAGGTTCCATCTAATCTGAACGCCTGTGCGCCAGAGGCGGTAGGAGTGAAGTACGTCAAGGTAACAGGAGTTTTCCACATCTGCACGGGAAATTGAATGGGAATATGCACAGCGAGCGCAGTTGCACCCGCTAATCCAATAATACTGCACACTCCAGAACCCGCCGTAGCTTCTGACAGGGATGCGGCAGGCACTACAGTAAGCGGGAAAGATTTGCAAAAGAATCTTTGGCATCTTACAAGAGTTTCAGCAAGCGGAGGTTCTGCATAATCCACAATCGCCGTGCCTTGTGTAATTTGGGCTTCCGCAATACTGATGTTATCAGTCGTACCACCGGTAGCATCAGAGAAGAACACCATCACAAGGTTCTTCGCGTTGGTTGGGATCGTGAACACGGCAGAACTCTTAGTCCACGTGGTCGCGACGGATGTCACTGTACACCACGAGGCGCCGTTGGTTCCGTTTTCAGCGGTCGGGCTTGCATCGGGAGCAATCACAGCAAGGTTGGTTCCCCATGCTGGATCAACACCAGTTGTAGTTGACCATGCACCTGTCAGAAACGCTGGCGATACATCGACAGTACCTGATGCATTGAGTTGCAGCAGGCCCATTCTGAAAGTCTGACCGGTACCCACCTTCTGGTTGTGTTTGATGCTGACGCGAACCTTTTGACCTCTCAGGTGAGCCATCGCTGAGCCGATCACCCACTGTGAGATCATTACTTTCTTACCAGCAGATGAGGAGATGATCGAACCGTAGTAACGAGACTGTAAGCCAGTGTCCTGGGCACCGTTGGTATCGATCTGCGCCCAGTTCAGGTTGGACGCAACGGATGTCGTTACTGCCCAGCGATCTGCGACCACGCCGGCCCGAGTTGTTGTAGAGACACCGGCGATCGCTGTCGATGCTGTAGCAACACGCTGTTGTACGGTGAAGCCACCGTTGTCGATGATGTTTCGATCGAACGATGCTCCTGTCGTCATCACAGAGATCACACCGTTGTCATCGATGGCTTTTGGCCGACGATCAGCAGTATCGACGTACTGTGTTAGTTTGTTTGCAGCGGGTGCAGCGGGTGCTGCGGTTTTTGTAAAGGTCTGGTAACTCATACGATCTCCAAGTCGGCGTCAATGCCCATTTCTAAGGTGAATCCTGATGCAATTTCAAGGTAGCGTGACACAACAACGTAATATCCTGCTGTGACTATGTAGTTCGCGCCCAACACATGCTGTCCCATTACCATGGGCGTTTGGATGCTACCTGTCGCAACTACCGAACCGTCGGCTCGACTGACAGTAACGACTGGCGTGCCAGCTACAGGAGCCGAACCAGCACCATCAGCGTGGGTGGCAATGACAAGGTTTGAGCCTGTATTTGAGCCAGCCTCAGTTGTTGTGTCTTTGTAGACAGACCAGCGCAGTGACGGACCTGAACCTACTGCAAAACGTACTGCGGCCATCTGGGTGGCGTCGGATACTACATAGAGATTTGCCGAGGTACCCGCTGACTGGTAGTTGTCGACGCTAAGGAACGGTCCGACGATTCGGATCCCGGCCAGCGTGGAATACCAGTGGGTGGCGTCCATCGCGTTAAACTCTGCGCGCTGGCCGTCAAGCAGCCTGATTCCGACGTTCGTGCCTAGCTTGTCAATCGTACAACCCGACGGTGGGTAGACGGTCGTGTAGGAATTGCTTTGATTCACAACGACAACCGTCTTACCAGCCACAGGAGTCTGCAGCACCACACCCTGTGTGCTTGTACTGGAGGTAACTACGTTGAAATCATTTGTCAAAGCTGTTGCATCACTCTGACTTGATCCTGCCGCCGCCACAGCGTTGTTTGTTGCGGTCAGCAATCCCGGAACTGTAAGACCTGATGGTAGAGTTGAGACACCTGTGACAGTATTGCCAGTTGCTGCAACCAAAACTGTACCTGCTGAGAAAGTGTCTGCATACGTGCTGGTTGTGTTGACCCAGTTGGTGCCGTTGGATGCTAGGTGCGTCAGGTTGGCGCCGCCAGTTGCAGGATAGGTAGCAGTCGAATACACAGGCTGCGCAGCACCAGCAGATTGCAGCACTTGTCCAGCAGAGCCGGGGCCGGTAAATCCAGTTGTGCTTACTCCAGTCTGATATGGAATCTGTCCTGTTGTACCGCCAGTGATGTTCGCGGTTGATCCTGCTGCACCGAACGGTCCGATTGTACCGCCATTGATCCGCGCGAACATGCCTGCAGTCGTAGTCCAAACGTCTCCGTTGACAGGTGAGGTTGGGGCAGAGCCATGAGGTACGTTGAATCCAGCTGTGCCTGTTGCAGAGGCTACTGTCGTCAAGAGTCCAGTGAATGTAGCACCCTCTAGGAATGCCGATGTTTTCGTCGCGCCATTGATCCTAGTGAATAGACCACCTGCAGAGGTAGTCCACATATCACCATTGACTGGACTTGTTGGTGCTGCACCATGAGGAAGATTGAAACCAGCAGTGCCCGTTGCAGAGGCTACTGTCGTTACGAGGCCAGTAAATGTAGCAGCACCCAATGTACCACCGAAGGTTAGGCTCTTGTCCGAGTTGACAGTCAACGCAAGGGCAGTAGCAGACGCAGCGGGTGCCGTATAGAACCTAAGCGCACCACCACCCGTCGTACCTACAGTTACACCCTCAATGTAAGCAATGTCGCCCGTAGCACCAGCGTTAACGTCACGGGTGGCGAAGTAGATTGCACCCATCTGTTGGTTGGCGGTCGCTGCGGTTACCTGTGATTCAAGGCGAATCGTGGCGGTACTTGCGTCTGTCACATATAGGGTTGCAGGAGTGGTCGTTGCTACCGTGATAGTGAAACCTGAACCAGTACCACCAATGTCTGTGTTTGCCGCACTGAGAACGTCACCCACGGAGTAACGCGAGCCGCCTCTTACCAAGGTGCAGACCGTGACCACTGTGCCTGAGACGGTGATGTTGGCAAGGGCCTTGCTACCTGAACCACCAGTCAGGGCGACGTTGGTGTAGCTGCCATTAGTGTAGCTGGTACCTGCGACCAGCGTACTGAGAGTGGCGATTGGGCCGCTAGTCGCCGTCAGGGTGTTTATACCCACAGTGGCCTGATTAGTTATTGACACTAGGCCGGTAGAACGAGTGACTTTGAACGCATTGCCCAACGATGAACCACTATCGTCGAATGGAGTAAGGAAAAAGTCTGATCCCGCGTTAGACCCGCCTTCTGCTGTTCCATTCTTACCCATTGTCCAGCGAGCAGAGTTGCCTGTTTTCCACGAAAACTGAGCAATCTGGCCCGTGTCCGTATTGAAAATGTGGGACAACTGTGCGGCTGCGCCAGTGTTGTCCTGAGTAAAACTGTTACCCGTGAGCGTCGATGACCAAGTTCCATCACCACGTAGGAAAGTAACACTGGTCTGCGTGCCAGTGCCTAAGTTGGCGGTTGAAAGAACACCTGATACTCCACTGGCATTGATTAGAGCATTTGCAGTAGATTGCCAATGGGTCGTAGACGAGGCATTGAATTCTATCCAGCAGTTGACTGGTAGACTGATGGCTACGTTCACGAGTAGAGAATCAATAAATCCGCTTGTTGCTGGGTAGACGAGCAGTGCATTTGCACCTTTGTTGACAACAACTACTGTCTTACCTGCCACCGAAGTTTGCAGTACAACACCTTGACCAGAACCTACCGTGGTCACTACGTTGAAGTCGCTCGTGAGCGCGGTAGCAGTGCCTTGCGTAGTACCCGCAGCAGTTACCGCATTGCTTGTAGACATCAACGCACCCGGTATAGACAACCCGGTAGGTAAAGTGCTGCTGATAGTAGGTACACCCGAACCGTCAGTGACAAGTACACCATTGTTTCCAGTTGCGATGAAACCTGTGGCTCCTGCGCCAGTTTGATATAAAATTTGATTAACAGCACCAGATGCAATATTACCAGCGGTAGCGACGTTCAGGTTTGCTACCTGTGTAGTGCTGGCTACTACGAAAGGTGCAGTGCCAGTCGATAGGGTACTCTTGACTTGATCTGTGAACGTGGCAGACCCAGTAAGTTGAAGTTTGTCAGTACCGTTATCCGTGTTGGAGGTACCGATAATCAGGTTGCCACGCATGTAATTGGGAGCAGTACCTGCTGCATAGAAGTTCCAGTTAAAAGCCGGGGTAACAGAACCCGTATCTGCAACAGAACTGATGTTTGCCGTCGTCCAGTTATAGACAATTGTTGAACCCGTAGTGCCTGCGATGCAAACAATGCCAGAGCCGTTCAATTGAGTGTGGGTAGTGGCTGCAACTGTGATTACAGTGTTTGTTGTATAACCATGAGGTGCTGATACTGTCAGAGTAGCTACGTTAGAAGTCACCGCTACGTTGGTTATGGTCGCTGCTGCCTGCCCGTTGTTGACGTTCGTATTGACTGCAAGGCCACCATTGAAACCATAGTTCACCGTCGCATTGTTAGCCGTTGTTGCCGGGGATTGGAACCCATACATATTGGTGATTGTATTGCCCTGCCCAACAGTACCAAACTGGGCGATGAAGTGTCGCATATTTGCTGTCGTGTAGGTACCTGCCGTCGTTGAGGTATTCGTGCTATACACATTGCAGGCAGAGGTAGCAGTCACGGGGATAGTAGCGTCATTCATCATCCCGTAGACGGTGGCAGCAGTGCCGAAGGAAGTACCAGTGATGTACAGGCTGTTGTTGCCACCAGCATTGCCGCCGATGCCTAGATGACCAGTTGAGGGGTTGACCGTGAATAATGAACTGGCTGTTTTTAGAGCTTCATTGCCACCTGTTGCCGATACAAACGTCGGGAACATGACGGAATTGCTAGAACTGTCCGCCGTTGCCGCGTTTGCTGCATTTGTTGCATTTGTGATGGTACCTGTAGAATCTAAAAGCGGGCCGATAGTTGCACCGTTTACTCGACCAAAAAATCCTGTAGTCGTTGACCAAAAATCTCCATTAACTGGACTTGTTGGTGCTGCACCATGGGGCAAATTTAGACCAGCAGAACCTGTGGCTGAGGCTGCTGTAGTTAATAAAGAACTGATAGTTAATGAACCGGCTATCGTAGATAAGCCTGTCCCTAGAACGTCAAGGTTATACTTAACCTTGAAGTTCGAATTTACGGTTGTCATTAACTTCACTCTCCATTAAATGACTATTTTTGTATGGTAGTATTTATGCGCCACCAATAAATGCGCAAAACTCTATTAGATATTAAATATCACTGCTTGGAACTTGAATTGAGTGCTATTCGTGGAAGCTGGGGTTATACGCAGACGAATGTTGGTTGAACCGTCATAGTCGGCAGAGAACGTAACCAAACTGGACGCACTTTGAATAACACCGTATTCAGTAATGTAAACGGTATTCGAGTTATCCTTGGCTACCAAGACTTCACTTATATAGATATTACCGGATACCGTGTCAATGACTTGAATGACATACTTGGCACTGCGATAAGTAGCGGCTGCCCACGTATCCAAGTTGACCAATGTAACGGCGGAAGTTGTTAGAGCGCCAGCACGCTGCAAATACATTGCACCAGAAGTCATAACATCGGAAGTTGTTGTTCCGGAACCCGCAATCAATCCGCCTGTACCTGCGGTTATCGAACCGGAGGCGACCACTGAAGATGGGGTAATTGCACCAAGAGAGAAAGTGAAGGTAGGTGTCGAAGTGCGAGTTGCAACTGTCCACGTTACGCCGTTGGTTGAACCGTCAGGAATAGATGTAACAGTACCACCACCGCCCGGAGTTGCCCATGTACCGTCACCACGCCAGAATGTGGAGGACGATGCAGAAGTACCAGAGTTAAGATTGTTGACTGAAAGGTTACCGGTAACCGCAGTAGCGAGTGGAATGCCTGTGAAGTTAGTACCTGTCAACGTTGGAGTATTCGACCATGTAGGCGTCGTTGCAGAACCTACCAATACCTGTGAAGTAGAGCCAGCAGAAATGAATCCAGTAGCCCCCGCACCGGTCTGATAAACTAATTGTGCTATTGCACCACTAGCAATATTCGTTGCAGTAACGGCTGTCTGTGCTGCCAAGTTCGCTACCAAAGTGGTAGATGAAACAACGAATGGAGCCGTACCAGTTGAAAGGGTAGATGTAATCTGTCCAGAAGTAGTCAACGATGTTAATGTGCCAACACTTGTCAACGAAGAAGCGACAACGGCAGAACCAAGAGTAGTTGCACTCAATACTGAAACGTTGTTGATCTTGTATACTTTACCAGTGACCAAGTTCCAATTTTCAGAAGATGTGAAGTTACTGTTCGTGCTATCCCATAGAATCGTCTTATCGGACGTTCCGCGAATTGTCAACCCGCCACCATTGGCCGTCGTATCTGTAGCGCCACCAAATGCCAAGGCTGTCGGTGTACCAGAACCGCCAAAGTTATTGCTCAATGTGATCTGTGTTGCGCTATCGACGCTGCTGATAACTGTACCACCGGCCAAGGTCAACGAACCGGATGTAACTGTTACGCCCATACCCGGAATCAATCCGGCAGTGGTTGTCATTGCTGTTACAACGGCAGAACCATTTGAAGAAGAACCGCTGATGCTAAATGTCAACGTTGTAGTAGTACCAGAACCGCCAAAGTTATTGCTCAATGTGATCTGGGTCAAACTATCAACACTTAGAACTGTCGTGTTAGCCGCAAGAGTCAAGGAACCAGCGGATGTAGTGACAACCATTCCTTGTATGATTCCTGCGGTAGAAGTCAATGCTGTAACTACAGCAGAACCATTCGCGGATGTACCTACCAAGCCTGAAGTTGAAGCTACTGCACCCAAGTACAATATCTTATCTTCAATGTTCAACGTACCTTCGTTCAAGGTGATCGTGCTTCCACCCTTGACGATCAATTGACCGGTAATAACCAAACTGTTGTTGACAGTCGTGGTACCTGTTGTGGCACCCATCGCGAGTGATGTAGCAGCACCGAACGCTGTTACAGATGTTGGAGTGCCAAACAATACAAGAGAAGATACGCTGGAGTTCACTGTCGCAGCATTTAATGCAACAGTGCCTGTTGTGTCTGTACCACCGCGAATCGTGACAGTGCCACCTGTACCGCTAGTACCTTGTACAAGTGGAACCGTGATGTTGGTGGTAACAGTTGGAGTCGTCAACTGCATATTCGTCCACGTACCGGTTGGGGTATATGAACCACCTAGCTCAAGTAATGTATCTGCTGCGTCTCTTACAGTTTTGATTCGGTTGGTGCTGGTGATGCCTGTTAGCGTAATAAGCCCAGACTGGCCAGAGACAGACAAACTTGCTGCACTACCAGTCGTGTTTTGGTTGAACGTTGGGAACGTACAGTTCGTTAAGTTACCAGATGTCGGAGTACCAAGAACTGGCGTCACCATCGTCAAGGAAGTCCATGTACCTGTTGGCGTGTAAGAACCGCCCAATTCAAGGATGGTATCTGCCGCGTCTCTTACGGTCTTGATTCGGTTGGTGCTAAGCAAACCGGTTACAGTCAATAAGCCGCTCTGTCCAGAAATAGACAAACTTGCTGCACTACCTGTGCTGTTCTGGTTGAGCGTTGGGAACGTACAGTTCGTTAAGTTACCTGACGTTGGCGTTCCCAAAACTGGGGTCGTAAAGTTTGGCGATGTCATTGTCTGCACACCAGTAAAGGTGTTGGCAGCGTCAGTACGAGCTAGCGTTGCGGACGTAGTCGGGAATGTATAGGTTTGTGCGTCAGTACCAGTTAACGTAATTGTACCGTTGATTGTCGCTACCTTACCGGTTTGAACATTCACGCCATTATATTGGGCATTCCAGTTAGCCGCAGTGGTAGGAGTTGCTACAACGGCAGTGAAGACCGCAGAAGTCAAAGAACCTAAAGTCAGGATTGTGTTCGCACCAGACGACTGAACTGTGACCAGACCAGTGCTGTTGTTAGTAATTACCCATTGCTGCCCAGCAACTACACCTGTTGTAGGGAGTTTGACAGTTTGAGTAGAAGAACCAGTCCAAAATTGCTGGGCGTTGTCACCAACCGCCATTGTCGTTGTACCTGCTGCTGTAGCAGTGGTTGTCCAACCTTCGATCATGTTTACAGCGGTTAAGCTAGCATTCGCATCGCGAGCGGCAAGAGTTGATGCTGTCGCCGCAGAGGCCACACCACTACCAGTCGCCAATCCGGTAATTGCCGGAGTCGTGAGAGGCATGTTCGTCCATGTACCTGTTGGCGTGTAAGAACCGCCCAATTCAAGGATGGTATCTGCCGCGTCTCTTACAGTTTTGATTCGGTTGGTGCTGGTAAGACCTGTTACTGTCAATAGACCAGATTGTCCAGAAATAGACAAACTTGCTGCACTACCTGTGCTGTTCTGGTTGAGCGTTGGGAACGTACAGTTCGTTAAGTTACCAGAAGTCGGTGTACCAAGAACCGGAGTCGTAAAGTTTGGCGAAGTCATCGTCTGCACGCCAGTAAATGTATTGGCGGCATCTGTTCTTGCTAAAGTAGCTGATGTTGTCGGGAATGTATAAGTCTGCGCATCAGTACCGGTTAGGGTGATCGTTCCATTGATCGTAGCTACTTTACCAGTTTGAACGTTGGTTCCGTTATATTGGGCGTTCCAGTTAGCTGCTGTTGTTGGAGTCGCTACAAGAGAAGTGAAAACGGCGGACGTACCAGCACCAAGGATCAAGATGGTGTTCGCACCAGACGACTGAACTGTGACCAGACCAGTGCTGTTGTTGGTGATCATCCATTGCTGACCAGCTACAACGCTTGTTGTTGGGAGTTTGACAGTTTGAGTAGACGAACCAGTCCAAAACTGTTGATAATTGTCGCCCACTGCCATTGTGGTTGTACCGGCAGCAGTAGCTGTAGTTGTCCAACCTTCAATGTGGTTTACTGCGGTTAAACTACCGCTGGCATCACGTGCTGCTAAGGTGGACGCAGTTGCCGCTGATGCAACGCCGCTACCAGTCGCCAATCCGGTAATTGCCGGAGTTGTGAGAGGCATGTTCGTCCACGTACCTGTTGGGGTATATGAACCACCTAGTTCAAGGATCGTATCTGCTGCGTCTCTTACAGTTTTAACTCGGTTTGTGCTGAGTAAACCGGTTACCGTCAATAGGCCAGATTGACCGGCAATTGACAAGCTAGCTGCACTACCAGTGACAGAACCTGTTGAGTCTAAGAATGGCCCTACCGTTGCACCGTTTACCCGACCAAAAAAGCCTGTAGTCGTTGACCACAGGTCACCGTTTACAGGAGAAGTCGGAGCCGAACCGGGAGCTACGTTCAATCCGGCTTTGGTTGTTGTAGATGCCGGTAATACTATTGCACCGTTAACATCGACCAATTCAAATGGGGTGGTACCGACTGATATGCCAGTTCGGGCATTAAAACTTTTTACAGCCATTTTGAAGCTCCCTGATCATTCATTGGTTCGTGCTCATGTATTTATGAATGATGGCAGTTTTTTATACTTTCGTTAACATTGCTACAATTTTATACGCTATCACGTTTGATGAGGATGGGCTTACCGTTAAAGTGAAAGTATCTGCTGCATAACCTACAGAAAAAGTTCCACAGCGACCTCCGAGTGCAATGTCTCCAAATTCCACAAAATCTGAAACAGTTCCGTTATGTACCACGAGTATCGTTGCTGTATGGTAAATTTGGTCAGTTATATCAACGGCTTGAATTCTGAATTCAGCAGATCGATAAAGTAACCCAGAAACGGTAGCTAGAACTTGATTGGTGGCCATAGAAGCGGTGGATGAAAGAAATGTAGTCATTCCACCGATAACACCGATTTCGATAAACCCACCTACCGCATTTCCGAGTTCCACATCACCTTGAACACTTAAATTTCCACCAATATTGACTGCCTTTGTTACGGCCATTCCACCGGAAACTAGTAATGCTCCTGTTGACAAATTGGTCGAATCGGTGGAATTTGTGATTTGAGCAACGCCAGTTAGTGTAACTGCTCCGAACTGGCCTGCTGTCGCAGTCAAACGACCGGTAGAAGGATTATACTGTAATCCATTTGAAGATGAAAAAACTGGTAAAGTTCCATTAGAAGCAGAAGCTATTAATGGATAGAACGTCACGTTGGAACTGTTATCTGTTGTTACAGCTATGTTGGTTGATGAGGAGGAATTTCCTATAAAGTTAGTTGCCGTAACGGAAGTCAATCCGGCGATTACTAGAGTTGGTGCGGCCCCTACTGTTATCGTGGTGGAGCCTAAAACAACCGATACGGCTTGCCATGTGCCATTTCCGGAAAGAAAGGTGGACGCTGATAGAGTTCCAGTACCAAGTCTTGCTGGAGCTATTGTTCCAGTTGTTATGTTGCTGCCATCATGATTATGAGAAACGCTGGCAGCACCAATATCTGATAAAACTTGGGCCGGTGTACGTTGCTGAAGTGTTGATGATGAGGCAGCATTTAGATAATTGCCGATTGTATACGTGGAAATACCAGTTCCGCCATTAGGTGCTTGTAATGTACCCGAAACGTGAATGGTTAAATCTACTTTTCCCCACACAGGTAAGGTTGATACCCCACTAGACAGCAACACATTACCTACGGTTACTGCAACAATGGGAGCCAATACAGTAGTAGACGATGCAGCGAGAATATCGCCTATATGATAAGACGATAATCCAGTTCCACCGAATACGGGATCGACTGTGTCCCCTGTCTTAAATTGGACGCCTTGGCCTCTTACGAGTTTAAATGGTTTTACGTTTGCCATTATTTACTCATTTATAGTTCGTAAGTCGGCATTAAGGTGATATTAAGTTCAGTGGATGAAACGCCGATTCCCACTTGTTTAGAGAAACCGGTGTCCGGAGCGGTAGCTGAAATCGTTCCAAGGTGAGACAAATAATAAATCGATCCACTTTGTAATACCCCGCCATCAATAATTGACCCCCATGTTGTATCGACAGTGCCTTCTGTCATTATCAGTCCGGAACCGTTGATCGGGATTAACGCATCTGCTACAAATCCCAAGAAAACCAATGCAGTTGCATCACTATTGGAGCGCCCAACTGTCCCATTAGCTTTGATATAAACCGGAGTTCCTTTATATAGAATGACATTATCAGAGTTTGTTTTTGTAACAGTTATGCTCTCTGTACTTGGCAGAGGAGTACCAGTAGGAACCGGAGTAGGAGGTGGCCCGATTACGATGCCGAGTGCGGCCCATGCATCTGTTGATGTTAGAAAAATATCCGAACTACTAAGACGCGGTGTGCCTAATAATGCATCGCTAAAATTGATCAAATAGGAAGTTTTTATTTCAGAGGTCAGGTCAGCCTTGAGGAAAATTTCAATATCGGCCTGATAAACAATTCCATATTTAACAGATGTTTCTGTACGATTGATCACCCAAACCACGTCATTCGGATAGAAATCGTAACTGACTTGATAAATCGGATCAAGCGGAGGGCGTACTAACCCGCCAGAGGACAATATATACAATTTGTCTTCTGTTAAACGAAGAGGCGTTGGGTTGTCATCAAACATGATGAGATAGATCAATTTCGAATCAATCGAAAGATCAGCCTTCGTAAAGACTTTTATGTAAACTTGGTAGCATGTTCCTTCATTGAAGGAGGAACTGGCAGAGTCATACGACCAAACCCGGTCATTAGGGTGGAAATTATAGCCGAATTGGTGAGTTGACATCAAATATCTCCGTGGACATGGAGATATTTATTACTACCGCTTTAACTATTTTGGCTTTCCAGATTCGTCAGTTTTTGTTTTTGTTGACATGCTTACGGATTGCATCTGAATTTGGAAGAAAATCAGGTTCTCTATCCTTTCCAGCGTCTTCTCTGATTCGGTCTTCAGAAGGGGACGGCATAAGATTCTAGCGATGATCAACAGTCCGACGCTTTGTCCGAACGTTATTTCCGGCCAATGGAAGGTCGGTTGCAATCCATCCCATATGTAACTGATGATGGCACCTTCGAGGCAAAGAACAAGAAGTTTGACCAATGAGTTATTGATCGTTGACATCAGAGAGTAGACAGATACTTGGTAATGTTGGCAACTGCCTTTTCTTGACATTTTTCCTTGAAAAAGTCTGTGTAATACAAGGACTTACGCTTCAACATCGTCTTGAAGAACTCAATACGTTTTTCAAGGAATGTTTCAAACGGAACATGTGCGTACTCTTCACGAATGTTTTGACCATTGATAGTGAAAGTGCTGTAGTCGCATGCCATTTCGGCCAAGTCAATATCAAGAAAAGCCTGTTGCGCTTTGGTCAAGTTCGGCTGGTCGCGATGATGTAGACTGCTAGCGATGATACCATCGTAGACCTCTTGAACATCTTCATCAGGTAACTGAGAATAGTATTGTTCAGCGTAATCTTTGTATAGTTCTGCACTCCAACGCTCATTAAAGCCGAAGGGGGCGTATGGGTTGTAAACGGAGTCGTGAAACCATACCATCGCTCCGACAAGCATCTCGTTGCGATTAGAATGCGTTCCTAAGCTCCTTTCGTTTTCAAAGAATGTAACATTTGCCGCCATACATTGCATGATATGATTCATCGTATGGTATTTGCGGTGCGATTCGGCATAAAGTTGAGACAAAAATGAACGCGTCTCAAGAACAGTACGGTATTTCGGTAAGTGTCGCATTGTAGTTCCTTAGAATGTAAGGTCGGAGAAATTGCCGCTTTGAACATCATTATCGACGCCACCGATCACATAGGAAGTGATTTCAACTTCCTGTGGAGCGACTTGGGTGCCTGACCCACTGAGATACTTTTCAGTCCATGTCAACGGATTCTTGCTTGGATAGGTATGTTTGAGGCCGATGGCTCGCATTCTCTTTCCAGCGATATGCTTGACATATTCGTTCAAGATGTCTTCAGTCAGTCCAAGCATTGGGCCATCATTGAACAAATAGGATGCCCATTCGGTTTCTTGATCGACACAATCAGTATACATCTTTACAATGGTATCCGTTTCTTCAGTGAACAATTCTTGCATCTCAGGATCGTCTTCGCCGTTCGCCCACTTTCGTAGAATGTTCTGAGTGATAGCTAGATGAAGGTTCTCGTCTCTCGCAATCAAAGTAATGATCTTGGCGTTGCCTTCCATCAGTGAACGTTCTGCGAATGCAAACGAGCAAGCGAAAGAAACGTAGAAGCGTACTCCTTCCAACACGTTGATAGATGCCACACAAAGAAGCATTTTTCGCTTTAACTCGCGAAGACTCAACTGAACCGGAACTCCGTTAACGGAGTGTTCGCCTTTTCCAAGCGCACGGAACAGCGTCGAATATTCAATGAAATCGTCGTAGTATTGTGTTACTGAATCCGCTCGATTCATGATGTTCACGTCTTCCATGATACCGTCTAGGATTCCTGTCGGATTGGCGAACACGTTCTGGATGATCCATGAATAGCTGAAACTGTGAAGCGATTCGATCATCGACCACAGTTCGATCATGCTTTCTAACTCAGGCAGCGAAACGTGTGGCAACAGAGCTAGCTGTGGGCCTCGCGACTGGACGGAATCTAGAAGAGTTTGGAAAAGTAAATTCTTGATGAAGATATGCTGCTCGTTGGCCGGTAGACCTTTGAAGTCTCGGCTGTCCTTGCTTAGATCAATTTCATCTGGTTTCCAGAAGAAACCAAGTTGTTTCTCGTACAGCTTCTTGAAGATATCAAATTTCTGTATATCGAAACGCGATACGTTCGGCTGGTTCCCGAAAAACATGAACTCTTTCATCGGTTCATTTTTGATGCGGTTGAACGACTTGATCATTTATTTTCTCAAAGGAAAGTTGGAATCCATCTTACCATGACACCATTCGATTGTCACGATGTCATATCGTACAAGCTTCACAACTTTCCTCTAAAACTGGCTCTTCTACGACTTCGCGTTGAACGTCTACCATTGAAACGTCGCGTTGATCGTTTGTATTGTGGTAGTACAAAGTCTTGAGGCCGAACTTGTTGCAAAGCAGAAGGTCTTTCAACATCGCTGACAATGAAATTTTACCTTCTGGCCAATGTGCCGGATTGTATGAGAGGTTTGAGGACAGGGCCTGATCAACGAATTTCTGGATGATGGCCATAGTCTTGATGACACCGCTCATGGAATCCATGTCCCACAACATGTGGTACTTGTTCTTGAGTTTCGTTATTTCTGGAACGACTTGCTTTGAAATATTGGATTTGTTGCCTTTTACCGTGATCAACGCTCGCACAGGTTCCATGCCATTTGTACTGTTGCTAATCTTGGCGCTGGATTCGGCTGGCATCAATGCCGTTATCGTTGCATTGCGGATGCCGTATTGGATCAAGTCAGGACGAAGCGATTCCCAATCCAGTTTGTACTTTGGCGCAATGAGTTGGTCAACATTCTTATTGTAATGATCGATTGGCAAGATGCCCTGACCATATTTGGTTTTTTTCCACAGACGACACGGCCCGCGTTCCTTGGCTAAACGGATTGATGCCTTGATACCATAGAATTGAATCGCTTCAAAGGTATCATGGATCAACTGATTAGCTTCCGGATCACCGTACTTGACGTTGTTCTTAGCGAGGTAATAGGCGAGGTTGATGACACCTATCCCCAGAGGACGATAGTCCAGTGTAGCCTCTCTGGAGGCCACGAGAGGGTAGTCCTGATAGGTGAGGAGGTTGTCCAGCGCCTTGACAGCGTTGTACATCCATCCTTCGAGGTCAGATAGATCGCGAATGTTGCCAAGGTTGATCGCGGAAAGGGTACATAACGCAATTCGTGATGTATCACGCTGTACAGTCAATCGCATACAGTCATTGAAATCGTCTGATATCTTGGCAACTTTGACATTTTGGACTGCCGGATCATTGGACAGTTCTTCTAATCGTACCAACGCTCCGAGTGGGTGGTGGAGTTCTTGTTGAGTTTCGGTGCTACCTAATGCAACCGTAGGTAAAGTAATTTCACAGCACAAGTTCGACATCTTGATGGGTTCGAGGAAGGAACTATGGTCATTGACGTTGTCCACATTGAAAATGTAGATGCGGCCAGTGTCTTTCCGTTCGATCATCAACTTGCTGAACAATTCATGGGCAGGTACGGTTTTCTTTCGAATTGTTGGATCGTTTTCGTACTGCACATACAATTCCGCGAACTTGGTTTGGTCTGCAAAGAAGGCATCCAGCAACCCCGGAACCTCATTTGGTGAGAATAGGGTTATGTTTCCATTTGTGGCAAGCCGATTGTACAGGAAGTTATTGATTTGAATAGCATAATCGATCTTACGAACGCGTGCGTCTGGTGTGCCCTTATTGTTGCGTAACACGAGAATATCTTCCATTTCCAGATGCCACAACATGGTGTATAACGTGGCTGATCCGCCGCGAACACCACCTTGAGAGCAAGACTTCACGGACGACTCAAAGAGCCTGAAAAACGGGATAACGCCAGTATGCTTTATTTCGCCACCGGCTACTTTTGACCCTTCGGCACGAATTGCGGATGCACCGATTCCAATGCCCGCTTTCTTGGACACGTACTTGATAATGGCAGCAGAATTGTCGCTTATGCTATTCAGATCATCGCCACATTCGAGCAATACGCATGAACTGAATTGCTTCACTTTGCTTCGAACACCGGCCATGATGGGAGTAGGAAGACTGATGTTCCAACTGGAAATGTCGTTGTAGTAGCTCTTGATATCCTTGATGTTCTTCGTATCGCTGCACATGATGGCTGCGATCAACATATAGGTAAGTTGGGGTGTCTCCAGTGGAGTGAAGTCTATCTCACTGCGATCACGTATGGCGTATTTAGTAGCGTATTCCATGACACCGATGTGACTCATCTTAAGATCGCGTGCATGATCCATGATATCGTTCATCTTGTGCCACATGGCGCTATCGTACATGGTAAGAAGCTCTTCGGTGTAGAAACCCAAAGAAACCATCTTGACGATGTGGTCATAGAGGTTCGGGGGGTTCATTCCACCCCATGCTGTCTTACGCAAATCGAAGTTGAGCAACCGTCCTGCAACGAACTGATAGTTCGGTGACGTTTCGGAAATGAGGTCTGCTGCTGCCATGGTAACGGCACCATGGATTTCTTTTGATGTCATGCCATCGAAGAAGGTCAAATGTGCTGCCATGACCACATCAGAAATCGAAACTCCGGTTATATCGTCACAAGCCCTTTCAAGGATTTTGTGTATCTTATCCGCGTTGAAAAGTTCCGTGGTTCCATCGCGTTTCTTTACAACAATATCCTTAAAATTCAGTGACTTACTTACCATTATTTCTCTCCGCTATGAAATTTTCTTGTTATTTTTTATTTATTCGACGCAGACACTTAACCGACAATTGACAAGGATATCAACAGGTTAAGTGTATATAAATTTTTGGTAGTCTAGTACCAATGATTTTCGGATGGCGTAATACCAAGGTATTTGATAAAAAATCACTTCGGCACCACTCATGATACCACAATCCAAGTCAGAAAAAGTATATTGATATTTGACTACTTCATGAAAAACCGATAGGCCGGATTCGGTACCAACGGCCTTGATCATCTGAGTCAAAATGTCCTTGTACGCTTCAGTCGTTACTTCCGGGTTTTGGCAATACATGAACCGAAATCCATTACGAGGAAACACGTAAAATGGTTCCATTCCCGGAGGGGCTGGCAAAAGTGTGCTTTCGTTACGAGCTATGACAGCGCGTCGCAACAGATTTTTGCGCTCTTGATAGAACGCTTCACTGAATGTGCTACTGAATTGATCGATATGTTTTTTTTGCCGTACCTTTACTCTTCGAAAGCCTTGTCCCGGTATGGGCAAATGCTTCAAGATCGGGTTTCCTTTAGAGTCGGCAAGGAACTGACTACATTCATGTGACAGGGTAGGTATCATTTTTCTTGTCTAAATAGAGGTGTGATTATTTATGAGAGCCATGTCGATGCGTGAAGAAATTGAAAAACTGTTCAAGCTGACCTTCCAACAGGACGTGTTCATCGTTGGAGGTGGTTCTAGTCTCACCAATTTCGACTTCGGTCTGCTCCATGATAAAGTGACAGTAGCGATCAATTCTGCATATCTGAAATTACCTAATGCGAGTGTGTTGTATTGGTGTGATGAGCCGTGGGCAGCACAGAACTATGATAACCTAGTTCGACATCCATGTAAACGTCGATTTATGGCAAGATTCAATGTAACAGATGCTATGTTAGCGCACAGTAAAGGAATCGTTGGATGTACTTACCTTAGACGTACCGGTATATTTGGATTAGACGACAACAGAGACAACGTGCATGGGAACAATAGTGGAGCGCATGCGTTGAATTTGATTGCAAATATGAAACCTAAACGTATCCTCTTGCTTGGATTCGACATGTGTCATATCAACAAAAAGAGCCATTGGCACGATTTACAAACTTTACCGGTTCACCGAGATATTTACACCAACAGTTTCATACCATGCATCGAGTCGATGGCTAAACCGTTGGCAGATAGAAATATCGAAGTCATTAACTGTTCGATTGAAAGTCGGTTACTTTGCTTCCCAAAAATAGTAGTAGAGAAGTACCTATAAGGTTGCCAGACAAGATGATTGATAGCAACAACAAAATCATTAATGTATGGTGGTCAAGAACGCCATTACCGGGCAACTTTGGTGACATATTAACCCCGTGGCTGATTAAACGTCTATTCAAGTATACCGCACGACACACCCCTCTTATCGATAACCCTAGCAAAGTCTTGCTAGGCATAGGGAGCATTATCGAGAAAACCACTCCAAGGACAACGGTGTGGGGGTCTGGTTGTATGAGTCAGTCCACCATAGCATCTCTACATTCGACCTATCTTGCAGTGCGAGGCCCATTGACATATGAAATCCTTAAGGCTCGTGGTATACGATGCCCTCATATTTTCGGCGACCCCGCTCTGTTACTTCCTAGAGTGTATACCCCGTCGATATCGAAAAAGTACAAAGTAGGAATCATACCTCATTATGTCAATTTCAATCAGGTTTCGCCTTGGTATCCCGAGGGCGAGGTAAAGGTCATTTCGACCATTAATCAAGATGTAACACAAGTCATCGATCAGATGCTCGAATGCGAGCGTATTGTTAGTAGCTCCCTCCATGGCCTTATCGTTGCACATGCATACAACATTCCCGCTACATGGGTTAAATTTGATGAAAAGTTATCAGGTGATGATATAAAATTCCACGACTATTTCGCATCTCAGAACGCCAAACAATCCTTTGTTCAAATACATAATAAACTATCTCTCGATGAATTAATCAAATTGAACTATTTCCTCCCGGATAAATTCGACGACATGAAACTTCTGCGAGCCTTTCCTGTAAAAATATGAAGTATCTCATACCATCCGTATCAGACCATGACGTTTATAAAATAATTCATGAGAGAATTAGAACACTAACGCCGTTTTGCTTAACACGTTTCGGTGATGCTGAAATCTTTTTTCTGAACAATAATGTGCCCATAGCATTACAACAGAAAGTCTGTCAGTTGTGGAATTACGCATGGCCCGGAGATTTCGATAAAGTCAGAACTGACATTTGTAATATTTTGGCTTCTGCTTTGGATTCAGATATCATTGGACTACTCGATCCAAATAACATCATATGCAAAAAGCTCAAATACGATGAGCGAAAATGGTCGCTTCCGATGGATAAGATCAAGAACGCTGCCGTGTTGGTATGTGATCACCAAATAACCCGTAATAGACTTTTCGGAGACATTCACAGTTTCAAACAACTGTTACAGGGTAGGTCGGTTAATATCATATCACCAAACGTAGAACAGCTACAAAATAATGAAATAGAACGCCTATTAGAGACTCATGTTACCTACACACAAATTGACAATCACCGCGAAACGATGCTGGATTCTTTGAAATTGATCCAAGACGATATTGTCTTGTTTGGAGCAAGTCTTTACGGGAAGGATATAGGCGTCATAATGAAATCATACAGGAAGATCGCCATCGATTTTGGAGCAACTCTAGATGGTTGGGCCGGATTATGCACGAGACCGTGGTTTTCCCCCGGATCAGAGCAAGATTACTGTCTAATACGAAATCAGAATGATAAATATCACATCCAATAAGGTGATTTATGATTCCGTATATTCAGCGCAAGTCCATAAATCACGTTCGTATTAACGAACTTCTAGCCATATGCGAAAGCAAAAACCATTACACTAATGCCGGGCCAGTAAAGGCATTATTGGAAGATAAAATCGGACAGATGATATGCCTTCCGGCAAACAAACGTGTCTTGTGCGTAGCTAACGGGACAATCGCTCTACATGCTTTGATAGCCTATTACGATAAGCTCAATTGCAGAACGTTAAGATGGGTTACTCCATCATTTACCTTCCCAAGCTGTTTGATGAACCATTCAAATACGCGTGTTGTGGATATTGATCCAACAACATATACGTTACATGCTACCGCTATTCAAGATGCGGATGGTATCATCATCACAAATTTGTTCGGCTCCGTGGTAGATTTTGACGTAAGTCAATTTCCTGATAAAATCGTCATCTATGACAACGCATCATCATTTATGAGCAAAACCGAGGATGGTATTAACATTTGCCTCTTAGGGGACGCGTCATTTGGCTCATTACATCATACCAAATTTCTCGGTTTCGGTGAAGGCGGCTTCATGGTTGTTGACGATACCATGTATGACGATATGCAAGCTCTGTGCGGGTTCGGGTTCCGTTTAGGTGCCAGAACTCATGATGTAGCAGCATCGAACTACAAAATGTCTGATGTCGCCGCTGCGTACATTCTGCAACACCTAGAAAGCTATGATCTGGATCGGCATCAAGCCCATCAAGACTTGTTCAGACATAGTTTGACAAATGCTGAGCTATTCAATGATAGTTCTAATGTGTTCTACGGCAATATTCCTGTCGTTTTCAAGAATCCTATCGAACCTTCAGTCTTTAGAAATCTCGGAATAGAGGCCAACAAATATTACAATCCGCTAGCCGATTTCCCCAACTCAAAGAATCTGTATGATCGTATCATCAATTTTCCTTTAAATGAAGACATGACGTGCGATGAGATTTTATTTATATGTGCTGCCATTGACAAGAACAATTTATGATCTTGATCAATGATGTTCTGTTTCCTTCCAAATACGCCAAATGGCGCATTGAAGAGATAAAGGCATTTATCGATGCAGGGGACGCCGATATTTTAGTGAGCAAAGTCGATTACTTTGCCGGAGTGAGCTATGAGGTTGATCATGATATCATGAGAGAATATTATGGTCTTGATCGATACAACATTTTGATTTTTGACCCGCGATACAATTATCTAAACAAATACAACACCAAAATCAACGGTATGAGGTTCAATCATAAATGTAGCCAAAGTTACATGTACACGTTGTCGGAAACTTTCAATATTGGACAATACGATACCATCTACCACATCTTCCTTTCATCGTATAACAGATTTAAGGCGGAGTTTAGAGCGCCTCCTGAGAAGCAAATAATTCACCTGTATCCGGGCGGAGGATACTCCAGTCCCAAATCGTTAGTCGATCTTCCGAAGAACATTAATGTTGTATGTACTCAGCCATTTTGCACATTTGACGTGCGACAACACGGCATAAAAAGTTACGTTAATGTATACGGTAGCAGTTTGCTCCCCCAACACCACACTATATCAAGAAAACGTCGCAATGATAAAACGTTACGAGTTTGTTTTGCCACTATGGGACAAGGTGTTCATAAAGGCAGCAATTCATATGCAACCGTTGCTGAGACATACAAAAAACTTCACCCGAACGATGATATCGAATTCGTCTTCATCGGAAGCACCGCAGGTTTAACCAAATCTTTGCTCCCAATGACATTCCTAAAACCGATGTCACAATCTGATCTTGACTCCTTCTACCATGAGAAAATAGACATTCTAATCAACGTAGAAAATGGAGCGGCACTCAATGGTTGGCCATTAGGAATAGAAGCAGCACTACAGGGCGTCGTACTACTTACGACCGATGTTCACCGAGCGAACAAGCATTTCCAATACACAGAAGATATGTTGCAAATCATACCTTCAGAGGGTTACAATCAAATCGTTAAACACATAAAAACATTATATGATGATCGGGATTTGCTATTGTCAATGTCACAAAAAATCCAAGATCACTCAGTACAGGTATTTTCATATCAAAATCAGCAGCAGAAAATTTTCGATTTTGTAGATGAGATTAATAGTAGACGGAGCATGAACAACTACAGGACAGTATGTCCAGAGTACGACCACGAAAGCACTATTTTTCGTCTAAAGCCCGCTTGCACGTCCCCAATGATAGGCCGTGAAGTCTCGATTATCGAACCTGATATTTACCAATTCATTTTCACTAATCTTGAAACACAGACCCCATTTTCACTGGCACGTTACAATGATGGCGAATGGATTGCTGCACTGAAAATCAAAGCTAATGGACTATATGATGTTCATTTTCCAAAATGGAAAGAGTCTGGGCAGAAATTTGTAGATGCCAATATAATGCCGATCATTCAATCGACAATTGACTACCCTATCGGAATCTCTTCGGAAGTTATGAAAAAGCCGTATATGATGGAACAAATTCTACCATATATGTCAAAATTGCAGGTCTTTGATGGTGGACTTTTCGCCAAAATGTCTATCGATGGATCACTATTGAAGGTTTTTGAACTATTGAAAGGTCGCAACGTGATCATCGTTGGGCCAGCATATATGTCAAAATTGAACAAACATTTTCCTCTTAGGTTGGTCGTAACTCATCCTGATGCCGTGTGGAATCATTTCGATGAAATTCACGCTAGAACGAAACTATTAATCGATGAACTCGATAAACCGGTCGTACTTTATGCCTGTTCTTTTGTTGCCAAGGTATTGATCGACAAATTCCACAAGACGTATCAAGATAAAGTAACTCAACTAGATATTGGGGCCGCGTTGGATGTATACTGTGAAGTCAACAGTAGACCGTGGCACGCAACGATCACCAACAAAGGAAAGGTCGCATGAAACATGCAATTATTGGAGCCGGAGGGTTCGGACGTGAAGTGTTCCACCACATGAAATATCATGTTGCAGGAGTCATAGAGTTCTATGTAGACGACGAATATTGCACCGATGATGCCAAACCACTGTCATCCTTAGATGTCACGTCCTGTAAGGTTTTGGTGGCAATTGGTGATCCTGCCAAACGCCAAGCTATGGTCAACAGGTTACCACCGAACACTATTTTTGATACGTTCATTCACCCCAGTGTTATCGTCCTAGACGATTTAATTCTCGGGGAAGGTTCAATCGTTTGTGCTGGGTCGATACTGACCACCAACATTATCATCGGTAAACATGCTCATCTGAACCTACAGACCACTATCGGACATGATTGTGTTATAGGCGATTTTTTCACCACAGCACCACATGTCGCCATTTCCGGGAATTGTGATATCGGGCATCGCGTGTATTTCGGGACGAACTCGTGTGCTAAAGAAAAACTTGTTATCTGCGATGATGTAACGATTGGATTGAATGCCGGAGTAGTTAAGAATATTCACGAGCGGGGGACATATATCGGAACACCATGTCGCAAAATTTCATAACACAAAAAAATCTAGTCGTCTGTGTTCTTAAAACTGGTGGTAGTACCTATGATGTTGAATACGTTAATGTTTTGGCATTGGCTTGTAAGCGTCATTTAACTAACATCCTCTACGAATTCGTCTGCTTAACAGATACTACACAGGCGTTCGATACGTCTGTCGATAAAGTGATCCCACTGAAAGATGATTTACCCGGCTGGTGGAGCAAGATGGAGTTGTTCAACCAGCCAACCTTCGCTCGTTGTAACATATTTTTCCTCGATCTTGATACGGTAATTGTTAATAGTTTAGACTTCGTTTTTGAAAAGAATACAACCCGGTTGGTGGCTCTTGAAGACTTTTATGTGGCAGAAAATCTTGGGAGCGGAATTATGAAATTTGTCGGTGGAGAGTATGACTTCATCTATCAGAAGTTCATGGAAGACCCGACCAGTGTGATGCGTAATACTCCTACCGGCGATCAAACGTGGATTAAGCAGTGTCTTGGTGGGGAATATGATAGGTTTCAAACTCTCTTTCCGCGTAAGTTCGTGTCTTTCAAGAAACATTGTTGCAGGAATCGTAACCCCAGAGAAATCGTTGGCATCCCCAACGGGGCTAGTGTCATTTGCTTTCACGGGATACCGAAACCGCATAACATAACTCACCCGATAATATCAAATAATTGGAAAACTGTTGACACGTAAAATGGGTACGAGTAGAATGACAATTCACCTGATTCATCCCGATTCAGGGCAGCCATTACCTAATATGGTAATTTCATGAGCAACGTTAACAGCAGCAACAGTAAGTCACTGAACAGTGATCAAATCCGCCAGAGCGTACAGTTCCTTTCGCATAAGTTCAAAGAAGCATGTGACGCTTATCGGCATCGTACCAATGATACAAAAAACGTGAAGGGCACAGTGCTTTATGCTGCCCAGAATGATTTTTCGTACATTATCAACGAAATCGAACGCGGGCCGGTCTTCTTCGCAACCCAACAGATTGCCATTGCGAATGATCTGATTTCAATGTTGAATTCGGTAGAAAAGCGACCTTGATGTTCGGATGACTCATAAAAGGGAGGCGAAAGCCTCCTTTTTTGTTTGTCGATAAATAGGTTATCACACGAGGCATTAACCTAATGGCAACCAATTCATACAAGTGCAACCTCTGTAAGCGAAATATAGAGGTATTGGAAAATGCCAAAGGTCTTGATATCGTATCTTCGTGTATCATTACTAAAGGTTGCATCGGAAAACTATATAAAACGAAGCGTAATCGTGACAGTATCCGTGAATCCTTCCCGAAGTTCGATCCTCGTTTTCAGAATTATGAACAACGTCGTTCGTTTTTCAACTTTGTTCAACCGTCTCCCGCTACGGAATGGGTTGTACCTCACAATTTAGGTGTATCTCCAGCTATTTCAGTTTTTGAATATTTGGTTTCTCCGACAAATAAAGTCTATCCTTCGAAGGTGTCTCCAGAAGATTATTCGGTTTCAATCGTTGATCAAAATACCGTTTCTATCGTCTTGAACCGACAGGCATACGGTGTGGCGCACTGTGTTGCTCGTACTTCTGTAGCTCTAAAGCCGAAGTTCATTTCTCCACTATTCGCATCGGTACAAGTGACCACAAATGGCACCTTCGTTTTCGCTCTTCCTAAGTACATTACCAAAACCACATTCAGCGGTTCTCCTCTCCCATTGCCCATGGACTTGGCAAATTACTTCGATTCTATCCAAATCGAAGTAAGTATCCAGAAACCGAACGAAGAAGCGTTGGTCTGTTTTGAATCGTTGCCGATGCTGCAAGAAGTAACTGCATGGGCTGGGTGGGATGAGATTTTGATTCGTAAGAGACGCAACTACTACACCAGAAACAAAAATGTCCTCAAGTTCACCACATTCAATGATAGTCAGTTGGTGTTCGATGATATTCCAGAAGGCACGCAACTACGGTTTACTCGCGTAGATTACGGTACCGGAATCAAGACCCCTATTGCGCCAGAGGGTCTTTTCATATTACTTTCTAAAGCCCCATACCAAACGTCTGACAAGACGCGGGATCAATTGATCGATTTGGGTGAACTTGTGGATATGACGAACGGGTATTTCACGTATCACAACGGAGATTTCTATTTGGATCAATCACTTATAGAGAAAACCTATCCGTTGACAGAGTTAGCCCCTCACTGATCACTTCAAGTAATATGTTTGGCCGTCTTGGCATGTAATTTCGTAGACTTTCCCGGTGATACCTATCTTGAAGCTGAGGAAAGTCTGTTGCCGACAAATGGCTCTGACTTCTTCGATGGTAGTCTGTTTAACCGGATAATGAATCGAAATGGCCAACAAACTGCCAAATATGACTCCAACCCCGAATGATATGAATTGTGTCTTGGAAAACATATCAGTTACACCGCGATAGGAACGCGCATTGCGGGTAATGGTTCATATTCAGATAACGTAAAATCATCGGGAACATAGTCATAGATTGATGCAGCCTTGTTGAGTTTAAGAATCGGCGACGGAACTATCGGTCTCGCTAGGTACTCTTCAACGAGGGGGATATGATTGTTATATATGTGGAAGTGGCCTGAACAGAAAGTTAAAGTGTTCGGAGTCATGCCTACTTGCTGGGCGATCATATGAGTGTAGAAGGCTGCACCTTGTAGGTTGGTCGCCAGAGCGCCCACAAACGCGTCTGTGGAGCGAGCGTACATGACACACGATAGTAGGGTCATCTCACCTGTTTCATCCGGTTCTACGACGAACTGATAGGTGTGGTGGCATGGTGGGAGCTTACAGTCCAACTTGCCTATCTTGTCTGGACGCCAAAAGGTGAACAAGATGCGACGGGAGAATGGATTGGTGCGTAGTTCGTTCAGCACGTATTCTATTTGGTTGACGCCGGGGTTGTTTTCTAAGTCCTTGAGGTCACCACCGTAGTGGATGAGGTTAGGGCCATATCCATACCCGATGGAGCCGTTATCGAAGCCACCCGCTTCTGTGAATTTGTCATCCTTCCAGAAATCCCAAACTTTCGATCCCATTTTGTTTAGATCGTTGATATTGTCTGAACCTGTCAAGAACCACAAATACTCCTTCAACATACTCTTCCAATTCGTCTTGCGACGTGTTGGAATAGGAATGCGAGACGATATATCCATGGTGGTGGAAATCCCCGGCAAATAGCGAACACCTACGCCGGTACGGTCGATCATGTTGCTACCTGTTCTTAACACGAGTTCCAACTTCTGATCGAAGTCCATCAAGATATAATCCGGATTGTTCTTGACTTGGCGATGTTTGGTCAACAGCGCAAGTTCTTCGACAGTTGGAAGTGAAATGTAGGGTAGGGTAGGTGAAGCGAAATAGGTTTTAGATGGCCCAATACTCGATGGCGGTGCGGCATCCGGAGCCGGGTGTCGCCATAAAAGGTGGCTATCAAAGTCCACCGGGGGGAATCGGAATCTATTACCCATCATGCAAGGACAAAGTGGGTCGCCGTTTTGCGGCCCCATACAATTACATGCCATACAGAATCTCCAAAGAAAAAGGGCGACTTTAGGTCGCCCTTTTCTCAACCTTGGATGATTCTAACAATCTTTTCGTAGTTGCGCAAGGCTTTCTGGTCAACTCCGCCTTTCATTAGATTGTCAAGCGACCCAAATTTACTCTCCAAGCAGACCATCAACAAACGATTTAGTTTGGCGTAATCTGGCTTGTGTTGTAGCTTGCTGTCGATGTACAACTGGTCAAGCATGAGTTCCTTGTTACGGAACCATTCCTCAAGCTGTTCCAGCGTCCATTCACCCTTGCGGATGACCTTCAGCATTTCACGGCAACGTTCTAGGTCGAGGTCGCCTTCCATCAAGATTTGTTCACATTCTTGAGCAAGACGAACAACATGGTAAGCGAACTTGACATCGTATCCGAACTTTTCAACCAACTCGGCACGTTTTCCCACCGGTTTGCGGGTCTTGATTTTGGACAGTTGCGAGTACGCATAACCCTTAAACTTGTGATACGCACCTTTATGAAGGAACAGACGACGACTCTCCCGCATGACCTTGCCAACTTCCGTAACATGGGTGATGCACCTGTCAGGAACGAACAAGGAATCGATGATGTTCGGATTGTTTTCGGCAGCAAGATTGAAGAATTCAACCATGGAATATGAACACAGGTCGTATTCCTTCTCCTGAACGGTTCCAGCCTCGGTCTTGATGTGATGCTGCTGCCACGTCTTGAACACGCTAGGCTTCGGGCCGAAACCCGGAACCATACCGTTCATGTGGGTGAACACCTCTTCGACAGGAGGAATGCAGACCGAATAAACGTCAACATCACTTGAAGACCCAGTGACGCCATAGGCCGTACTGCCCATAATAACCTCAAACTCTGGCTCAATTACACACGCTGGCGGTGTAGTGAGGAGTTCCATTTTGTTGAGTTTCTTGATGATGCTGCTCATGGCGCAATCCTTATTGATGAACCGAACAAATATACACTCTTTACGAATCTAGATCAAGAAGTAAACGTGGTATAAATAGAATTATGCATTCAAGGAATCCCACGTATGGCTAAGATCAAAGATTTAAGAGGCCAAAAATTTGGAAAATTGACACCGATCCAATGTCTCGGCACCGATAAACATTACAAAGCTATATGGCAGTGTGAATGTGATTGTGGAACTATTACCCAAACCACGAGCAATAATCTAAAAAGAGGCACAACCACCTCATGCGGGTGTGTTAAATTTGATCGTCAAGGAACGGACGACGAGACTGGTAATAGGTATGGTAGATTACTCGTTAAACATTCTATGCCCAAACGTCCCACATGGTGGGAGTGTGAATGTGATTGCGGCAACACTGTACTCGTGAATGGTTCTAAATTAAGAAAAGCTAAATCATGCGGTTGTTATGGAGAGACCGGGAACAATAGTCCAAATTGGACAGGATATAAAGATATTGATGGAAAATATTGGAAAAACATTCAAGCCGGTGCTAAATCGAGAGGACATGTATTTGAGATCGATTTAGCGTATGTTTGGGATATCTACATAAAACAAAATGGTCGATGCGCCCTAAGCGGATTACCTATTCAATTTGCATACAAAAATGGGCATCGACAACAAAGAACTGCATCCATTGATCGTATCGATAGTTCTAAAGGGTATGTGAAAGGGAACATCCAATGGTTGCTATTGGACATCAATTTCATGAAGCAAAAATTCTCAAGCGAACATTTTATTCGTTTATGTAAAAAGGTAGCAAGTAATAACGTTTGAGTTGTTCCTATAAATAGATCAAAGTCAGGAGAATTCGATGCAATACGATGAAAAAATGGGAATTAACATTCACACTCGCGTCCGCATTCGAGACATGGCGACCAATGAAGTCTTGGTGGATAAGGGAAATCGTATTCATCCCCAGAACATGAGCAGAATCATTGCCAGAGCGTTGGCAAACGAACCAAATTCATTCTTTTACCGTATGGCTTTTGGTAATGGTGGTTCGTATACTGATGCGGCAGGTAACACCGTTTTCAATCCTCCAAACGATGGTTCTGATGCAGGTTGGGAATCTCGTCTGTATAATGAAACCTATTCAGAAATCATTGACGAATCCAGCACGTTGTTCGGTTCAGACCCCGGTTCAGCGGATAACAACGTAATTCGTCCGGGCGGCGGAGCCGACCCTGCCGATGACCCGTCAGGCGGGGGTGTCACTTCTGTTGAAGTCGGCAAGAAATCAAATATCACAGTAGTCGTCGTTCTCAATCAAAATGAGCCAAGCGGTCAGATGCCTACCCAAGATTTGGGCATTGATGTAAGTACCGATGAAATCTTCTTCCGGTTCGATGAAATTGGATTATACAGTCCGGGTCTACAGGCGGTTTCGACTGCCGGTCTTGCGTCAGTCAATTTGGGTGATGTCATTTCCACCGACAATTCCACTTTGGCCACGAATACAACTTATAGTATGTCCATTCGTGTTGATGGCACATTCTACAACTGTGCGATTCGTACACCATCATCCGGCACTGGACTATCCGGACAATTGACATATGGTGACTTCTGTGAAGGGTTTAACACTGGAGCATGGATTCTTAGTGGTGATCCGCTTAACACACTAGTGTATGTTTATGTGACCGACCGCAGCGGCGGCACGTATCCATCCATTACTGGAAAACAGAGTTTCGGGCTTATCACATTCCAAAGCTTTACGATTGGGCCGGGGTCTGCCGTTGTTATGCAGTGTGCCTCTGACGACGTATCCAATATCTTCAATGTGATGACTTCCGGTATCTGTGCCAACGTGAATTACGCTTCGGTCAATGGTGTGAATGCTGGTATCGCTAACAACCCTATCGACCCTTCTAAAGAGCGTGAACGTCTGTTGACGCATTTCATCTTCGATCCTATTCTCAAGTCGAAAGATCGAGCATTGGAAATCACTTACCAGTTGACAGTCTCTATCACTGGCAGTACATCAGCCACGTACATTTCACCATAAACAAAAGGGCCGAAAGGCCCTTAGTTTTTGTAGTGTTTATTCTCTCGGCGCGTGCCCTTTGCATAGTGATATTTGCGGAAATGGTTGATAGGCGAAGCTAGAAGACAACCAACCTTCATCTTGCCCTCATGCATCAATCGCATGGTGTTGCTCATCAGCGTCTGTTCGTACATATGTTCCCACTTTGTATCGAGAAAGACTTTCTTGTTTCCGGTCTTACTGAACACAAGTGGCCAATTACAATAATGGAACTGACCAACCGCAAACGGTAGTCCACGATATGCTGAAATGTACGAAATCTTCGTAAACTTGCGAAGTGCCTCTTCTTCACTATTGGACGCTGGAAAATACTCGGCACGACGAGCGTCGTCCGGGATGTTGAACCACGCCCAGTTTTGTTCATTTGATCCGAAAAACTCACTGAAGCTAAGTTTCAAATAGTCCAACTCTTCGGATTGAACAATGTGGATCGCCTTCTCTAACAGTCCCGGTTGCCACCCGGAATATCCATTTTTGCAGCGTACACTCGGTTCCTCTGGGTGTAAAAGCATGTCATCCTCAAAAAAGATCATGTATTCATGGTCAGATTGGTCGAAGTGTTCTGCCGCGAATTGTCTACCATTATTGATTCCGATATTGTCAAATTTGAATTCTGTGAACCCATGATCTTCAAATAGTTGTGCGTATGGAACGTTTACAGCATCATTATTTGAATTGTTGATAACGTATTTCTTGTAAGTCTTGTACGCCTTTGGGTATGCGTCCTTCAATGATTTGGCAAACAGACTGAACTGTTCTGGGGTGTTGAATGTCAATGCGTAAATTGCGACTTCTTCTGCCATGTTTTGTTTGACTGGAATTGCCTTGATATCTTCGAAGAACTTATACACTAAGCCATTCGGTTCGATCATGTGCGTGTGACATATTTCCATGTTGCGATATGTCATCAGTGTAAAGAGACTTTCCTCGGTGCCCATCAATCCACTGGATAAGGTGGCATTCAACAAGCTGTAGTACACCTCATTGATGCGATTGATGCTGTCTTTTGATCCTCCAAAACAACCACCTCTGGCGACATATGTTGTTTCTTTTCCGGCGTAACGATTCATCTCCGATTTCTTGAAGCCGTGAACTTCTACGGTTCCGTCATATGGAAAACATAGATAGAGCATTTTTTTCATTTTGGAAGTGACTCTACGTTCGAAGTTTGCATCGAGGTATTGCGACAGGTTGACAGTATTGGTCAATCCAGCATCCATCCACAGGAAATATTTGGAATCAAAATGGTTCATCAGTGAAGCATCATTAAGCATGAATTGCTTCATCATGACAAGTGGATTGTATAGTTCCAGTGTAGCCTGCGGACTTTCTTGCAGCCAACCGGCCTGCCCGTACCATTCAGGATTTTGACGAATGGTTTGAACCTGAGAATAAAATGGAAAGGAACGTAGATAGTCAAGTTCTTTTACGACCACGACAGTGTTCGTTCGATTGCGCGTTTCCCAAACCACGTGTTCGTTTTTTGCTTCGATATACACTAGAAGTTGATGGTCTTTCGTGGCTTCCAAGAAGCTTTTAAATGATTCGAGGTAGTGATCAAATGATCGCTTGAAAGAATCGGAAATATTGCCACGTCCTATATCAAAGAGACCGGTCACGATAGTTAGATTGCTTTTGTTCATATCAGTTTGAACCTTGTCGGATGATCTACGAAAGCCGCCGTGAGATAGTCTTCTTCTACCATTTGCACTCCATCCTTTAAATACCCCATCATGATGGCTTCGTAATAGTCGAACGCCCAGACTACCGCATCTCGGCTCCCGTACATGATACTTGGCACGAGACGAAAGGCTGGCAATTTATGATGAAACGCTCTGGATTTACGAGCAGATTTCGCTGGTTGTTTCTGGATGAATACGGTATCACGTTCACTTCGCACATGATTTTCTACATCTTCAAGCAGTTGATCGATTTTTTCAGTCTGAACCATTGGGCCATTCACGAAAATTTGCTGCATGCCGACCATAGCTCGGTCGCGAACTGATTCCTTGGCCCACAGAAGTCTTAACAATTGTGAATGATCCCTTGTAGATGCGGCGTCTGGGATCATGGTCAAGTTTTTGTAATAGTGACGAGGTTCGCCTACGATTTCTATACTATGTGGAACATCTTTCAAAGCTTTCTCAAGTATTGCAGCGTTCACTGCATCTGTCATGAAATGTGGGACGATTCCTTTGGATTTCAAATGCAACGCCATGGCGCGGTAGCATTTATCCATTACCGTCTGCGGGGTTTCAAAAACGAAGACATTGAAGTCCACTTTATGCACGTCCGCAGTCCCAGTTTCGGTTTCAGGAGAACCTTCGCGTATGGAAATGAAACTACTAGCCTCGCGCCCTCTGAAGATCAGATTGTTTTGATAATAGACTGCATCCAATTTCGTCTTTTTGAGCATTTCGAAGGCATCAGACAATCTCGTTAAGATAGGTTTACCGTTGACATTGAAAGAGGTGTTCAACAAGACAGCATGTCCAGACTGTTTCTCAAACTCTCCCAACAAGTCGTAGATGAACTCGTTCTGGGCGCGTGTGACTGTTTGTAGTCGTCCGGTTCCGTCTTCATGCGTAATAGCTGGCAGAGTGCTTTTCCATTCGTCCCTGACGGTTCCGACGAAAGTCATGTGACGCGATTCGCCTCGTTCAAAATGGAAGTATGTATTCGCGTCTTCCAATCTAACCATGGGAGCGAACGGACGATACCATTCACGATCCTTGACTTTTTTGTTCAGTGTGTCCTTCATGCCAGCAACCGGATCACATAGGATACTTCGATGACCAAGTGCGCGGCTTCCGTGTTCTGAATCTCCTTCAATGATACCAACGATATGACCTTCGTTGAGATATATCGCAAGTTCCGTTAATGTGACATCCCTTACCACTTGAAAGTCGCCATCTTCAATGTACTCTGACAATCTGTCAGCATCAAGCACAGGAAGACCGGAATATGTCAAATCGACTTGGCTAGATGGAGCCAAATACCACATTAGCGCCCCAACAGAAATACCGCAATCGTTTGTATTCGGAGGAATGAACACGTTCCCGCTTCGCATCTCTAAGAGTTTCGTATTCAAGAGAACGTTCAATGCACAACCACCCGCTAGACATACTGGAAGATTCTGAAATTCCTCCAGCGTTCTTGTTGCATATTTGAGGAAAACGTTTTCAAATGCTGCTTGTGTTGTGGCTGCAATGTCCCACGCTACTTGACCCTCATAACGTGAATTGGCATCGTCAAACTCGACACCGATTGACTTGAACAGAGCAGGAACTGCCACTCGTGCCTTTTCTGCTCCACCAGCATACGCATCTCCCGTATAGCGAAATTTCTCGTAGAACGTTTCAAAATGTGGGAGCCATTCTTGATTGACCTTTCCGTAAGAACAAAGCCCCATCAGTTTACCGGCATACACGAGATTACCGACCGTGAGAACTTCTTTCTTGATATCTGCCAGATAATGGGCCAAGATCATATAAGGAAATCCCAGATCGAGATTGTGTTTGTGGGTTAAGTTAATACCGTTCTTGTCTGCGAGATACACATTGAAGTAAGAACTATCTCCGCCGCCGTCATAGGTATAGATCAAGGCTTCTTTGTATGGCGACTGGTAAAATGCGGTCGCTGCGTGTGCCATGTGATGATCACATGACAGGTGCTTCTTATAAAAGAACTTCGGCTTGTATTGTCCCATGTATCCGGAAATGTAAACATCTGCTTCGCTCCTATCTGTCAATCCGAACAGATAATCACAAATTTGATCGAATACGAGTTGGATGTTCTGGACTGGGTTGTAATTGGCGAGGCCAGCGTTCTTTCTATTAAGCCAACGTTCTACCTCTACAACGGTATATTTGCCTTTGTAAAACATGCTAATCGTGGCATTGTGTGAACCGTATGCAGAGATGATTAATTCATCGGAACGTGACATTGACTGTGCCTTTTGAGGTATCTGTATTTATGCAAGAAAAGCCCCCGATTTACGGGGGCCTTTTCAATCCTTGATCGGGATTTCGAATCGTTCTCCCCAATCGACAGTTTTGCTATGTGGCCAAACCACGAACTTGGTCGGGCGTCGATTTGATAGAAAAATCAAACGGTAGTCGATCCAATCGTGCTGCATCATATTTTTGATTTCTGTTTCCACTGGGTCTTTGCGGAAGATTTCGCCATCTGCGTCGTGTGCCGCCACATACCAAAAATCAAAGTCTGATGGAATCTTGTCCAGTTTTGGATGTTTTAGATGATTGGTGTGGAAGCATATTCGTACATCATTCGAAGTTGTCATGCTGTCACGCCAAGCCTGTTCTGTATCATACACGTTTTCCACCGGATAGACGGGTTCCTTTTTATCTATGGTGTACTGTTGTACGGCACGGTATTTGAATGACATCCCGGCAAACCGTTCAAATTCTTGTAACGTTCGTTCCGTTCCGAAGCCGTATTTGCCGAATTCTATTTGACGTGGGTCTTCACCGTCCATTCCGAACAAGATTCGGTTTCTACGATGACACAGGTTATTACGTTCCACCCAGTCGAGCTTGATTTTACCGTTCTTCTTTTCTGGTGTTGTGTGATCATCCCAAACCTTGGTACGACCCTTTCGTGTGTATTCGTGCCATGCTATCAACCCTATTGGATGATAAAGATCGTATCCGTGTGTAAAGGCCCGGACGCCGATGGAGATTTCTTCTCCATGGAAAAAGTAGTCGGGATCGTGTTGCACTTCTACGGCAAAGGAGCCGTCCGCGAATGCGAAATGTCCAGAATAAAACCTAGCTCGCATCGGTTCTTTTCTTTCTTTCCAGTCATCAATAGATGCTGGCATAAAGAAAACTGCCCCTTCCGGGATGAATCGATCAAAGTCCATTTTCCACGGCACCGTGACGCGACCCTGTGGATCATTTTCCGGATCAAAGCTTGGAATGTAGGCGGTCAAGACCGGCTTCTTGCTTTTATAGCGTACACTCTCCAACATTTCGATAACCTTTGTATCCCAATGCTTAACGAAACGATGATGTGAGTCAAGTTGAAGAGTGTATTTCTCTCCATTGTAGCATTGCTGAATTTTATTACGTGCCCAGCATGCTCCTTGTGAATCGAAATGTGGCACATCGATAAGTTCAACGATGGCACCTTTGTGGATGGCCTCAATGATATCACGCGGATCATTTCCTTCTGACGTGCGATACCCTTGGATATCGAAATCCGCACCTAGAAAATCTTCTGTGGATTCATCATCCCCATGTTGCCAACAGACAACAATTCTCAAATTCTTTGGATGTTCGGCTTGACTGATCAAATTCTGGAGTGTTGGAATAAGTTGAGGATCACGATAGCTGGCCATCTGTACAAAGATCGAATTCATTTATTTTCCTCTAAAAAGAACGGGAATGCTCAGAGAACATTCCCGTTTTGTTCTAACTTATGCTATCCTGTATTACTGCTGTTTCGGTGGACGACCGGCTCCACGCTTTACCGGTGCATCTTCCGGTGCAGCGGTTGGGGCTGGGGCGGTAACTGGCCCTACCGATGCGGCAGGAGAATTACCACCCAATTCCTCAGTGAGAGACCTCACTGGAGCGTTGGAAATACCGCGACCCTTACCCGGAGGCAAGATTTGACCGTTGCGTGTACGAACCTTGACAAGCTGATGATAGAGCAGGAGTGCGTTCTGCCCGTTGCCCAACGTGGTGTTAGACATAACTTCCCAAAGAGGATATGTGCTGGCATCACGACTACGAAGCATCATAACGATGCGGCGCTTGTCGATTGCATCCAAATGCTCCACTGGAATAAAGTAAATATCCCCGTTTGACTGATCTTCGTGGAAGACCAGAATTTCTTTTGCAATGCCATTTCCGGTCAAATCGATCCATCTTACGTGTTGAAACTTTGGTGCGGCCATGTGAATCTCCTTAAGATCATGTAATTGGTTTTGTGCTTAGAAGTATTTAGATTCGAAAAAAGTGTGTGTCACGATACAAAATCAGGAGAAATGTATGTCCAAGGATGTAGTTTACCGTGCCGGATTTATCCCCTATCGGCTCACCGAAAGTGGTGATGATTACGAATTTTATCTAATGAAGCCGTCTAACTCGTTATACGGTGGGGATCAATTCCAAATCGCTAAGGGTAAAATAGACGACGGGGAAACCGCCGCTGTTGCGGCCCTACGCGAGGCATCGGAAGAACTTGGACTCATTGCGTCCAGCGTTAGTGGCGTGAAAAAGTTGGGAGTGTTCCTCGGTCGCATGACGGTTTATATCGGTCGAGTCAGTAGAGAATGTGAGTTCAAAGAACCGCATTTCGAGACTGGAGAGACCACATGGATGACTGTGGACGAATTTTCCGCACATGGTAGGGAACTACAGGGACATATCATCAGAGCCGCTCACACGTTCATCCAGTTAGAAGAACTCTTCCGACCATCTACCATCGAACCGGTAGATAATGGAGCGACAAGTAGCTGAGAATGTCAGCAATATTTGGTACGATGAACGATGTTTCATCATATTGCTGCATGTATTTGGCGATGGGTTCTACCCAATTACTTTCCTTATCGTGGTAGAACGCTGCCACGATTTTGAATCCTGTCTTCTGTTGGTGTGAGAGGATGTTATCTTTTCCGAGATTCGTCATCCCTATGTCATAAACATTGTTGGGGCGATTACTGTGTTTCGTAATCAAAATGATGTGATCCGTTTCTCCGATCTTGGCTATTTTATCTATTACTTTATAACCTAGCCAATCTTTCCAAGTCAACCATTCCAATGAATCCCGGTAATACACGTCGGGCCGTTTCGGTATATCTGCCGGGAAATCAGCACGTTTGCAGAAAACTCTCCATTCTTCCACGTTATTGATGTGGTGGGAATGTACCCATGCTCTGGCTTCCTTGAAGTCTCGTCGTTTAGTGCGAACGTTCGGGAAATCGTTATACACACCAAGAAAGTCTCCCCATCCTATCCACTCGACCTTATAGGCTCGATCAGGGTTCTTAGGAATGCGTGCTGGCTTGTTGTAGAGCCACCATTTGTCATATTCACCCTTCGACTTTAACATCTCCCCTTGGACGTATTCGCAGGCCTCGTCGTATTCAAAACTGATTCTAGGACGACCTAGCTTGGCCACAAAATTCTCCGAAACGATGTAAGGTCAAATAAATATGTAGGGAAACTGAACTTTTAGGAAAATCATGCGAATCCGAGACAATTTGTTAATAGCGTCAGAGTTAATTGACTCGTGGCGCATTGTGCCACGCATGATGCTATTTTGTTACGGATGGCTTGTCTTCCAACTGTATATATGGTTCAAAAGTATCCCTACATATGTACAAGAAAAATGCGACCCGGCCATCATCACGACCGCTCTTGCGAATCATATCTCTTTCGATCAAATGCGACTTTTAGCTTGCACGGCATCTGGTGTTGTGGGTGGCCCAACGACTGCACAGTCGGCCTTTGTTACAACCATTATCGGGTTGTCCACCGGCATCTTTGGACTGTACACGGCCACAGGACGCCGCTGGGAAGACTTTAGTCCTTCGAGTGCGGCAAAGCCACCGGATGATGGTACTAAGCCTCCTGAGCAGCCTCTTGGTTGATCGGCCCCTGAAGCAGTTTTGAATACTTGGAAATGTTCTGGACGATGATCTGAAGGTCGTTGCGACCGCAGAATTTCAAGAACTTGAACATGTCATACGTGCCACGATTGGCCTTGCACCTTTCGATGGCATCCGTCATCATCGCACGGATCACTTTCGGTTGTCTGGATAAATCCATCAAAAGTCGATTTTCCCAATAGACTTCCTTGGTTTTATATCGTTTTTTTTGTAGGATTCCGTTGTCATCTAGAAATTCTACCTCGAACTCGTTAGCCATCAATGCTTGATATGCGAAGGCATCAGTGTATGCCGCTTCAATCTTTGTACTTCTGATGCGAGGGAAACAGGACATCACGTTATCACCCTGATCGCCTCGGATACATTTCTGGAACATGAAGTATTCATGGTCTTCATAGTATTCCTTGAGGGTCAATTGGGCCTTTGTTCTGGGGTCGAGCATCATGACATGCTTTTGCCCGAGCAGTTGTAAATAATCCCTGTCTTGGGATACGATCAGATGCTTTTCGTTTGGGTGTGACTGAATGTAACCGGCGATCAAGTCATCGGCTTCAAGATTTTCGTGATGTAAGACCAACAATCCCGTGTAATTCTTCAGGATTTCACGAAACTCCACGACATGCTCATCGAACTGTTCCAATTTTGCCGTTTCTGCGGCGGTCAGATTCTGGCGACGTTGCCCCTTGTATTTCTTGTGGGTAACTCGATTCGGGTCTTCTCTGGTGTATCGCTTACGCCAGTTGAATTTGCCGTCGAATGCGACAATGGTTTCGTCGCAATGGTACTCGCGGAAATATTTGTTGATACTATCGAACGCCGCAACATGGGCTTTCGCCAGAATGATATCCAGCTTGTCCTTGGTAGCCATGTAAAAATTGCTATACAGGATGTTGCTAATGTCAAGGATGACGTTGGTCTTCATTGGAAGGATTCTTTGCCTATGTTGTCAGCAGTGTTTTGACTGAGCGACGCCATCCACAGTTCAATCAGCTTGTCCTCAGTGGGAGCCTTGTAGCCTTTCGTCTTGAGAAGGCGAATGAACGCATCGTTCCAGTCGAGATTCAACTCAACGCTCCCATCCGTAGATAACCGTTCGCAAACGATTTCCACGTATGGTTCCTCGGATTCATAACGCTTCTGTTTTTCTGCTGCGGTTCGCAGGGTAATGGCTTGATCGATAGAGGCCGTGATTGCTTGTTTATGAGCTTCCATGTCCGCCAGACATGCGTCTTTAAGGGCGTCCATTTGCCTCTTGATTTCTGCTTCCATTTGCTTCTTAGTGACAAACATTGACGATTCCTTATTCGGGGAGTAGATAGATATTTAGCCCGTCAGAAATCAGGTTGAACGCTCCACGGCGGGTCACTCGTACCGTCACGTCGCCCGATTTGAGCAATGGCGTCAGCTTCGGAACGTTATAGTTTGCAGTGTACGGTACGCCTTCCTGTTCTGGATATCGTTTCACGTCTTTGGACACAAGATGTTCCAATACATCACCTTCATCGTCTTTGATCTGAAGGTATAAATGGTCATTCTCATCCAACCTGAAGGTCACCGTGTTGCTGCCCATGGCATTGCAACCGGTAGTCATGAATTTGACAGACTCTTCATCCAGCTTGAAATGAAAAATCAGCTTGTCTTCTAGATTTTTCTTGGTCTTGATGCGTTCTGGTTTCATGCAACGATATTCGATCTTGGTCTTCGTTGTCTTGAAAATAAGCTTGAAAACGTTACCGGAACCGGGTTCCATGACTGGTTCAACGAATTCCACTACCAGCGACGGATCATCAATGATCAAGTTCAGTCGAGACTTCAACTCTGACACTCGACCGATACCCAATGCAGTAAATTCGAAGACCTCATCGCGACCTTGAATGATCAAGATTCCGGTGGTCTTGGATCGTCCGCTGATACCGAAATCATCCAAAAGGATTTCTTCAGTCTTTGTGACGGTCGCAACCAACAAAGCTTGTTTGATGATCTGTACCGTGTTTTTGCTTAATTGTAGTGATGCCATTAGGAAAATAACTCATCGGTTAATAGTGATTTTCTGGAAGGTATACTCTGGTCGATGGCTAGTAACAATGATTTCATCGGCATATCAACCAAACGCAGAACTTGTTTTTGCATGTCAAGATTAGTCAAGAAATGCTCCTTGAACCAAGGCGGAACTATAGCCAAATCGACCGGTATCGCGATTGCATCATACCCATCGATTTCCTTTTTGAGGTACAACACGCGAATCTTCATCCCGGAAACTATCTGATAGGACTCAGTATCACCATATTGCTCAAGACACTTGTTCCAAAACATAGAAGCCTTGACTCTAAACGGCAGACACAACCCCGGTTCCTTGGCGTTGAAACGTGAGACGTAATCTTCCACGTTATTCACGTTACCCGGAAGCCCGATCAGGGAAACGTCACGCGATTCTATGATAGCTTCCTTCAATTCGAGCATCTTCAAGCCGACATCGCTCCACTCGGTTCCTTTAAGAAATCCTTCCATGTATGCAGTCAGTTTAACACGGATAGGTTTTGGAGTGCTAGTTTTCTTGATCGGTAGTCCGGTTACCTTAATTTTGTCAACATTGTTGCCGTCCTTTTTCAAGACGCGCATCATGTAACCCTTTTTACCGGCAGTAAAGATCGCCCTATCTGCAACTACTTCCTGAGATACTTCAATCAGTTTCGAGTTTGCTTCGGAAGTGAAGAACGAGTCTGCACAGAACTGTGCAAAGGATTCGTTAATCTTTCTGGTGATATAAATGGCGATATTAAACGCGTCTTCGATATCAGTACCGTAAGTCTTGAAATAGTTGGAGTCGGTATCGCCATAGATGACGGCATCGTTTGGATATTGATATGTGCCTTCTGTCAGCAATCCTATCATTCTCGCCATGTGGTACAGGATTTCGCGACCTGTCTTGGTCGTGGATTCTGCCAGACGAATATCATAGAATTTGAAGAACCTGCTACCGCACGCACCGTATGTACTGTTCAATTTCAGCTTGAAGATGTTCTGTACCTTGTCGAAATACTGGTACTGGTCTCGTACTTCTTTGTAATCAAGACCGGCAGCTTTCAGACGTAAATACTCTCTTTCCGCTTCGGCTGCTTTCTTTTGGTATTCTTTACGTTGATTGAACCACGAAGTAAGTAGTGCGGGGAGAATTCCCTGACGATTCTGATCAAAGATGGTGCCAAATCCACTGACCGCATATCCGACTTCGCGGAAGAATTCGATCCATTCAGCGTTCGACCGCGTCTCGACACTGCCGTCTTCAAACCTGACAGTCAAGTCTTTATATGCCGCACCCTTTCGTAGGAAAGTGTAATCAGCGTCATCATTCAAGAACTGCCCGATGATGGTTTCTGGGCTGATGTTGATGGTACGCATGGTGGACGGGTACAGCGACCTTGCGTCGATGGAGCCTACCTTTTCGTGTAAACCAGCTTGTGGTTTCAACACGATTGCGCCACCGTACTTGCCTTCTACTATATCGAAATCCTTCTTGGTATCGTGTACTCTCTGATTCAAGACATGGTGACAGTGGTTGATCATGGACAATTCGGTCAATTTGATTGTACCGATAACGTCTTCGATCTGTCCTGCATCCATATGCGACAGAATCACGGCGAGTGCCATGAAGCCTTTCTTCTCTTCAAAGCCTTGCAGGATTTCACAATCGCGAATGTTGTATCGTAAGAAATACAGGAAGTCATTGTGGTAGAGTTGCGCCAGTGACCCCTCATACGTCAATTTCTTCAAATGCGGAAGCACTTCCTCTGCAACGTTTTCCAATGCGGATGAATCGCGTTCCCCCGGCTCAAACTTCTGGGTGAGGATCATGTAATCTATATGCACACGCCCGAAGATTTCCAGCTTCTGGAGAACCTTGCCGTGCTTTTGCTTTACTTCTTTGTATTTTGGAACGCGAGCGTCCTTGAAGGAAAGGCGATTGGCAGCATGTTGCCCCAAGACCTTCTTGAGTCTTTCATAGACGTAAGGAATATCGTATCCTTCCGAGTTCCACCCTGAAAGAATATCGCTATCTTCAAATTCGTCCAACAAGTATCCGAGCAATTCCTTCTCGTTCTTGCACAGAACGATCTTTGCGAGGCTTGTCAATTCGTTGGGAATGGTCTTCTGAAACCACGATTTATCTGGCGGTACTGCATAGACCAACATTTCGTTGGTATGCTGGTGATAGATGGCGACTGCACTGATAGGCGCATATGGGTTCTCGGGGCTGGAGAAGCCTCTGGCCGGGTCGTAATCGACCTCGATGTCGAAGAAAGTGGTGTTGAGTTTGCCGGGAATCTTGCCGAAATATTTTTCCGAGAGAATCTTGTAATCCGCTTGGATGTCGGATTCATACAATAATTCACCGTCTTCCTTGCGGCGCTTTACGGCGTTGTTAAAGTCGTCGTAATTATCAAAGTCGATCTTAGTGATCGAATTACCGTAGATGTCTTTGTCAGTACCAGCATCGTCTTTAACGTAGAAATAATATGGAGCGTCGTAGCGTTTCTGGATTCTTCTACCACCATTTGGTTCTCTTTCCCAAACGATGACCTTGTCACGTTCGTATGTCAAAGCTGATGAAATATATGTCATTGAAACTCCTATAAAAAGGGGCATCGTCCAGATAAGACGATGCCCCTTTGTAATGCCATTACGCGTCGGTGCTGGTACCGATGATGTTCTCGTACACTACCTCAAATGTTGACGACTCACCAAGAACTTCCTGATAGTTGTTCTTGTAAAGGGTCTTCGCCATCTTGGCTGTGACGGATGGCGGAAGCTTGAAATCTTCCTTCAACGACTTCTTGATATCGTTGATAAAGGATCGCTTGTCTTCCATCTGTTGCAGAGCGCCAGCAATCTCGTGTATCGCATCCTTGATCTTCTTGCGGTCGGCTGGGCTGCTTGGCAAGGTGTAGCTGTCGGTGGAACTGCTCATTTGAAGTTGACTCCTATTTGAAGAAATGGTGGTGGCCAATCGTTGTTATGAATTGCCGTCCATTAGAGTATCCTCTTTTCTTCTTGTGTGCAAGCGAATCGAAATACGTTGCATCTTTACATGGTGAATTTTGATGTTCAAAGCCGCCACTTAATAGGTTGTTTGCTATGATGATAGCATTATCATAAGCATCGCGTTGGCGAATGGTATAGTGTCGGCTTGTAAACGTGAATTGATGACGTTGGAACACTACCGAGCAGATGTCATGCGGCCAATAGGGCTGTTGGGTTCGGTTGTAGATTACGAACGCCACAGCTTCCATTCCGACACGGCCTTCGCCTCTGGCCTCGTGGTACATGGCTTGCGCCAAGCACGCTGCCGTCTTCGGTGTAGGATGGATAGCATTGGGAACAGTATTTGGGTCTGATGTCGCTTCAGGAGCGACTATGACGGTCTGGAGGTCAGGCGGTACAATGACCATCGCATCCGGGGGAAGATTGTCCAACAAGTCGAACTTATACTCTCTAGCGTGTAACGAAACCGATAAAGCGATGCAGCATAGTAACAGTGTAATCTTCAAACCATTCATCTTCTCTTTCTCCTAGAAAGGGTTGTTAGAGAAATGGTTTATGAACTGTTACCCAAACCATTCCTCATAGTTTCCGGGATAATCCTTGAAATTGTAAACAAACGGTGTTTCGGTTGTTATCGGAATCCTCATTTGATAGAGGTCACCGACTTCAACCTTGCCAACCGAATTGACAAAATTAGGACTACCGGGGAATATTACTAACATTCCTCGTTTTGGATTAAAGCTGAACCCGTGGTTGGGGAACTGCAATTTTCCGCCTCTGACTTCAAACTCTGGGTCAAAAGGTGCCCTTTCCTGATAGTCACACAGGAAAAGAATTCCTACAAAATCTCTATTGTTGACGCGAGTCCAACGATTGTTGGAATAGGTACTATTCTCGCATTTGGGTTTTGTCGCTGCACACCCTTCCGGATACCATTCAAATTCCGGAGGTGCCACACCCTTCACCTGAACCTTGTAATACGCTTCAAGGTCTGGCAAAACCTCTTCTATAACATCTGCTATCCGCAGTTCCACCAACTTGTTGTAAGTCCGTGTTGGCAACGGACGCCCATCTAACGTGGTTTCGGGGAAACCAAACTCGATGCTATCAACTATACGTTCACATGTCAAGGGGGACACGAATTCTTCGACGATGAAGAACGGTGACCGGGATTGATTTCTCATTTTTTTCTAGCTAGAACGATTTTCTCTGGGTGAGAGGCATTGGCTATCTTGACTTCAAATTCCGTGTCAAAATGTTCAACGCCTTCGATGATTGTCGGCATGTGTACAGTGGTCTTGTTATCCATTTGGCACATATTGAGCATCAATGTCTTTCCGTTGAACACGATACGACCGGTACCGCATGAATTTTCAACAGCTTCGCACAGTTCAACATAGATGACATTGGTTGTCAATTGATCGGAGAAACCGGCAACATATTGCGACTCGCCAACTTGAATCGGCAACTCGTCAACGTTTTCAGGAGAATCCACCGTTTCATCCGGTATTTCCTTTTCCGGAGACGTTACTTCAATATTGAACGTTGCTGCATCATCAGCTTCGATGATGAATTTTATCGCTTCGAGTTTACTCTGAAAATCCATTATCTCACCGGTTGGTTGTTGGAAGGAGCGACCGCCGACTGGGTGTTGGTTCCCGGCGCAGAAGGATTAGGCTGTTGTTGTGGATGAGCCTGATTGTTCTGTGGGTTCTGCTGGTTGTTCTGGTTCGGTTGCTGATTGTTCTGTGGGTTCTGCTGCTGTTGTTGTTTAGCGTCCTGCTTTTGTTTGAAATTGGCTGTCAAACGTGCCAAGGCGATCTTGGCATCGATTTCGCGTGTTGCCGCTACAAAGGCTGCTCGCTTGTATTGGATAGTTTCCGGGTCATCACCCTGAACTACCATATACTGCTGATTCAACGCTTGCTTCGCTTTAGTTAGAGAATTCAAGTCTTCACCCTGTTCGACAAATTCCATCAGGAATGTTCCGAAACGTGGCTTGGTGTTCTCACCCATAGAATTGACACGGAAACGTGCAAGGTCTGCCATTTTCTTGGCTTCCTTTTCTTTATCTTTTTGGCGATCCATCTCTGCTTCCAAGCGGGCATTTTCCTCTTCGCGGGACAATTGTCCTTCAGCGGCTTCCTTGGAATATTGCGCCTGTAACGCTCTGGCTTTTTCTGCTTCAGCGTTTGCCACGGCAATCTTAGCTTCGGCGTCGGCCTTGAGCATGTTAAGCACGGAAATGATCAAACTCTTTTCGTCTGTTTCGCCTGTGTCTGGTGGAAAATCTGATACCGAAGCATCGTCGCCCATCTCACCACCAATAGGAGGCTCTCCAGCCTCTCCGGGGACACCTTCAGGATTTCCCATACCACCGGCAGCATCTGGGGCCGGTAATCCATCTGGGCCTACTGGAGGCGGCATAGAACCATCTTTGGGGGCATTGGGATCAAGACCATCGATCATGCCATCATCTGGCGGTGGAGCGCCATTCGGATCACCTAATAGGTCATCTGGCCCGCCTGCTCCCATTCCCTGTTCGGTACCGGTCGCATCGCCATAAGTGACTTTATCTGCATTGTATATGGCATCCTTTGGAATGGTCGGAAACTCGACATCCAGAATGTCAAACTTGTCCTTGAGATTGAACAGTAACTCTGCCATGGAAAGTTCACGAGTCTCACCCGTGACTTTCTTGTAATCTTGTGCATCAGACAATGCAGTGGCCAACGCGCTCTCGAAATCCTTTGAGTCATCAGACTTTACCGTAATTTTCATCATATTACCAGAATCGTCTTCCACACCATATGATACATTCGGTGCTGGATTGTTGGAATGTTCAACACCCTTAAGACGGGAAACCACGTCTTGCATGTTGAAGCTTTCCGAAATTTTGAACTGGGTTGCTGGCTTGAGCAAGACCAGACTATCATTGAAAACAGATTCGTTGGTCGATGACAAGAAGCTCTTGAAACGTCCTACGAGTCCTTTCTTTTTCTTCATCTTGGCTTTAGCGTCATCAAGATTCTTTCGAGCCTTGGCACGTAGTTCTTCACGGCGTTGGCCTTCCGGAGACTTCCTATCCGCAACTGATCGATGCCATTCATGTTCGCCACCCTTATCACGCTGGCGGGTTTCACCATGTGCGGAATAATTGGAGGCGATGTTACCTGCACTGGTAGAACCGGCTGCGGCATCTTCGTTTAGTTCTGTAGGCTTGGACATTGATGAATCCTATTCTCATTTTTACGGTTTGTGGATATATTTATTCACAAAGGTGTATTTATCGTTCAAAAATCGAAGTCTCTGTCAGAAGCCGAAACTCTATATCCCCGTGATGGGCACACCAGCGTTTAGCGGCTTCCCATTTGGCTGTGTTGACGGAAAATGTATAACTCTCAGCCATCTTGACCCTAGTGTTCCGTGACCGCGACTGTCTGGTTTGCTTCTTGGGTTTGATTTCTATCAATTCTCGATGATAAATCCCATTTTTGTCGGTGTACTCGACATACACGTCCGGGTAATAGATTGCAGGACGCATGATGCCATTAGGCATCGGTTTGTAATATGGAATCTGGATTGACTCATATGACCAGCGAACAATGTTCGGGTTTGTGTCCAAAAACTTCATCGTCGTCAATTCCCACGATGAACGATATTTCAAAGGTAGGATTTCACCGATGTACTTTTCCAAGTGTTTAGGCATAAAGAAACCGGTTCGAGCTTCTCGCATGGCCATTAGGCAGGCCCCGTGCCTATACCGACAGATTCCAGTCCTTCGGTTTGGATGTTCACCGAATCGAACGTAAACGCTAGGGAGACTACGTTGACATCGCTTTGAGTCATATTGAGGTCATCTAACACAAAGTTGACCACCTTGGGGTTGATGTATCTGTAAATCGTGCGACGGTCTTGACCGCCTGTTCGATAGTAATGATATACGGTGATAGACTGAAGAATGCCTTGCGCTCGATCTAAGACCCCGATGGTCGAAGCCGTTAGGCCGTTAGGGTCACCCCAACTCGGGATCGAAGTCAGACTTGTTATGGGACTGATAGCTTTCAGGTAAGTTGTGTAGAAATCGTGTGCTAAGTTCGTGCCGTCATCATAAAATACGGCTGTTATTGTGCCAAAATCGATTTTGGTAGCAACCTTGGTACGGTAGTTGTAATAGTTGGCATCGATATACGTTACGGTAGGCGACGGGCGGGAACACGTTTTGAGTGCCATGTTCATGATCGTTGGGTCTTCATTGCCCAAGATGTTATTCTGTAGAACACCATTCGCAAATTCAACTTCCATGGTAAAGTTGAACGCAAATTTTGGATGATCAGCAGCTAGAAAATCATCTGGTATCTGCTGGTCTCCCCACGCATCTGCTCCCGGATCATTAAGCAATCCTGCACCTGTCACCTCTTTAATCAGACGCCAATATTGCATAAATTACCTTGCCGAGTGTACGACGAATGTGATGAATTCTCTTGTTAGAGTAATAGCTTCCGCTTGTCTGCTCACCGCTCTAAAGAATCCAGAACGAACTTCTACAGCGACAGCATCTAGGAACGTATTGTATTTAGTCACCAAAGGTGAATCGTTAAATTGAACGATTCTGTAATATGGTTCAACGAGCAAGTTGGCTAGCACAATAGTTCTAGCATGGTCGGTGTCAGCGTTTGCAATATCTTGGGCAGAATACGCAACGATTTTAACGTCGAACAAAACAAGGGCTGTCAACGGGATTCTAGCCAGAACGCGAGACATCAATTCCAAGGACTGTAGTCCGACACTGATTGGGCCATTCCCGGTATCATTGAGGAATGCAAAGGTGGACTCCGAGGCAAGGATATCGGTCGGCAATGGTAGTCTAAATTGACCGGATTGTTTAGCTGCCTCTGCCGCAAGAATATCATGCGTAAAAGTCCGAACCGTAGAATCATTCGGATTTGGTAACGCAAGAAATTTGTCAGCAATTTGTTTGATGTCTGCCATATAGCCCTCTTTGTATTTATACAAAAAAGCCCCCATGACGGGGGCTTTTTACATCCTTGTGGGTACGTCTTCCGTTAGCTTGTGTATGGAAGAGGAGCGATACCGCCTGTAGCGTTACCAGTCTCACCGAGGATCAACTGACGTGCATGATCGAAGCGGAATGTGACCTGAAGCTTGATGGCGTCAGACGACGTGTAGTCGATTTCACCCCATTGCATGCTGCTGATCCATGTGCCTTCATAACCCCACTGTTCAAGCGGTGTAATGTCACCATCCATCATGGATACGATCATGCCAAACTTATACTCTTGTCCAGAACGCGCCGTATTCAATACACGACCAGCACGCGAAGCGATCAACGCCTGTTGCTTTTCAAGCTGCTGCTGGAATACGCGGGAAGTACGACCGCCGATATCAGCTTCAAATGTAAAGTCAACAGCTTCCCACTTGTGCTTACCAGCAATCCATCCGCGTGAGTTGTAACGGTTGAGTTCAACTTCGTCGAAGCTCAATTTTGGGCGCGAGCCGGTTACTGCTTGCAAAGTAAGAATTTCAGTGTCAGTATTTCCACTGGCCGCTCCTCGTGTGCCGCCGATGTTATAAAACTCGACCTGCCACTTGTTTTTGACCATTGGGTGAAGGATACCACCAGCTTCTGGTGTTACGCCCATATCGGTAATCAATGCCATCTTAGAACTCCTTACTTGCTCAAATTTGGATATAAGTATTTATGTGGTTCGTGGAATTAAAACGAAAAAAGAAATCGAAGATAAATATCTGTATCTGTTAAGGAACCCTCGATGAAAAACTTCAAAACCTTCTTGTTAGAATTCAAAGGTGCCGGAAATGAGGCCACTCTTGTATTCCACAAACTCCTTTCAATGCTCGACAAAGGTCACGTCGATGTCACTGCTACGGACGTAACCTTCAATGTTGGAGCAGTTATCAAATCCAGTTCCTATAACAATCTCGTGGTCAAGATTCGACAGGGCGCGGTCAGTTCAACAAAATTAGGCATCCACAAAGTCAATCAGAAAAAATACATCATAATTGAAACTCCGGAGGTGCCGACCAAGGAACATTTGGTGGATTTCCTTGAGAATGTAGAAACAGCCAAACCATTTATCTCCGCGTTTGAGAAGTATTTAGTTTATGTTCACCAAGAACCGAAAAATGCCCACAAAACCAAGGATGAAATGGTTCACGTGGTCAACAACGATCAGAAGTTCGAAGAGATGTACAACACCATCGTCAAATCTGTAGACGCGGCTATCGATTCTTATCGAAAGGCCCGTGGAGAAGGAGAGCAGTTATTTAATAAATTCAACGTAGGCAAACAAGAAACCCAGAAGATCACTCATTCAATATTAAGAAATGAAGCGTTTGGAAAGAATGAAGCTGAATTTGCCACGAAGTTTATGAAGGAAGTTCCAGAAGTCGAGCATCTCAATAAGGACATGAAAGAAAAAATGGAATCCCGCCTGAAGTCCTTGTATGTTTCGAAGATCGCAGACATCGAATAAGAACAGACAATCATAGAAACGAAAAGGGGCCTTTCGGCCCCTTTTCTTTTGTTCTACAATGCATCAGTTGTTGAGTGTAGCACCTGTACCAATGTTGGCACCCGTGTTTACAATCGCGATACGAGCGTAGATGAATTCACCCGTGATCACCGGCTTGATAGCAACATCCAAGTAGATGATATGTTCATCGATTGTTCCCGGAACGTTGTTGGACGAATCGCAGATGGAAGCGAAGTCATACAACCCACGGCGAGTAACCAAGCTGGCCAAAATGTTATCAGCGGACGACTTGATGTTCTTGCGTGTGATGTCATCGTTCGGTTCAAATGTGAAGGAGAAGAGTTCCTTACGCAACGTTCTCTTCAAGTATTTTGCCAAACGTGCAACGTTAACGCGGTCTTCTGGGTTTGCCAATGGGCTTGTTGTTTTCTGTCCCATGACCAAGATGCCACGACCCGGTACAAATGAAATTGGGTTAATGTTGACCGGGAACTGATACAACGCGTCACATGAACCTCTGTCCAAATGGTTCGAAACGAACGTTGTTGGGCCACCGAGCGTACCGGACACATAACCAACGTCGGTCAAGTGTGGGCAAGTACCACGTGTCGCACCGGCTGGAGCGATCCATGGGCCTTCTGATACGCTGTCGCTATATGCGTAAGTACGCAATGCGGTAGCGGCAGAAGTTGTCAGGATGGTAGCACCATCGATGTTTGACGATAGTCCGTGTCCGTAGTAATAACCGATATCCTTGGATGAAACCTTAGCGGTGCTGAGACCCCACGAAACTGCACTGTTCGGGCCAACTGGTGGCTTGTCGAACGGCAATTCGCCGATGACCTGAACTTCTTCGAAGTTGCCGATGGACAACGAAACCAACTCATCAGATACTTCTGGGAAACCGGGAGCGGCAACAAGATCGTATTCCAAGCTTGCCAAGTCACCGATAGCACTTACGTTATTGATGGCTGCCTGCATTTGAGCCACGACTGCTGCACGACGTGTAGCATCGTTGCTTCCCAACGACGTAAGACCCCTGAATTCCTTGGTATTATCGAATGCTCCTGCGGCAGCTACCAATACGGCATCTGCTTCATCTGGAGAAAATTCGGTACCTACGATAGAACCAGTAGACCAGTTAGTGATGATGCCATACAATCCATCATAAGAACCTGTGATGGTATTGTACGAGTCGTCATAAATGGACAATGTTGCTGCGCCGACGCCATGGAAAGCTGTTGCTATGGAACGGTACAAATTCAAGCTACCGAACAATGCCAAAGCACCGTCATTGGAACTCAGGGCACCGTCTGTAATCGCAACTACCGATGTAGAACCTGTCAATGGACTGGTGATACGCAATCTACCCTGCACGATGGATGCGGTACCATCTGAACCCATGCTCGCATTCATCGCCGCAACGAGGTCACCGAAAGTGACTACGTCAGAACCAAGGAACGAGAAATCGGTAACAACCGTGCCGGTACCAGTAACAACGGAAACGTGCGCTTCGTAGGTCTTGCTAGCCACTAACCCAGTAAGATCGGTTGCAGTAATCAAACCGAATGTCTGATTGAAAAGAACGTCTTGATATCCGGCTTGTGTTATGCTGTGATCCATGAGAAACGCGTTCATGAAACGGTCGCTACTGAACGAATACTTGGAGAAAGGAACAACCAACGCCTCGTCAACAAGTGTTTTCATTGTAGCTTTGGAGATGCTGGTTTTATAACCACCATCTGCTGGAATGAACCCGTTCAGATCGTTATACTGCGTCAACCAATCGGTAACCAAAGATTCGAGATATGCTCCAGCGTCGGCGATAACAGATGCCCACATTGCCTTCAAATCGGCAAGAGAATCGTTCAAGTTGACATTGGCACGAATTACATAAGCCAAATCGGCAACGTCGAGAACCTTCAAAAGAGCATCCAAGCCGTATTCGTTGCGGCAGTCGCCGTGGAATGGTTGGCCAGAAGCAGAAGTTAGATATTCAGGAATACCGTAAAGCTGTAATGCCTGCTTGATGGAAGTAACAGTACGGAGAACACCGCTCTCAAACGTACCGATTGCAGGAGTTACACCATCGGCCTGTAGCTTTTCATCGCCAGTAGCAATGAAAAGTAGTGGCACCCCGGATGCTTGAGCTAGAGGATAGAAGGCGTCGTCACTAACTTGTACGTCTACGCCGGGGCTAATCAATGTTGACATCGTGCATCTCCTTAGAAAACATTTGGTTGAAAGTATTTATATTCTGTGTCATTATCGAAGCCGAATTTACGATTTAGGGAAGTTCAGCTTGTCCACATTAATCAGTTCTTCGTATGGTGGTAATGCCCTATTAACATCGTTGACGACATCATACAAATTGTCACTGTTTTTGATGGCATCCAGACGTAACCGAATGGATTTAATGAAATTGGTCTTGATGACGGCGGGTGGAGACAAGTAGCATGTCGTCTGGAAAATCAGCGACGATGTAATCAATCTGGCATCCGTTCCAGCAGGAATATGCTCATCTAGGTTGATTTTAGTTAATTCAACGAGTGAAATCTTGCGCCAGTCATGGGGATCGTCAGAAAGTTGGATTTGTAAGGTTGGGTCGAACAACATCAGTATTTGTTCCATTATCTGAAGATGCTGCTGGGTATTACTGACGATAATAGCCAACTCAAAAACAGCCGTATATGGGATAGCCATTCCGAGTTCCACTATTTTGAGGTCATCCGGAAATGACCCGCCACGTGGCATTGTTGGATATCTTGTATGTGTACCGATACCTTTTCGCTTTTCTGGAGCCATTTCAATACTAGCCAACGTGACAGCCATCGCGGGTACACGGATTGGTTTGTTTGTAGTATTTTCGGACATGATCGATGCTACAACTCTGTCCATGCTGCCATGATGAATAGGCACATAGACAAGATTGCTTGCAGAATTGAAATCGTTTTTTCCTATCTTGACCTGAAGACCGGCGAAGATGGCCATGAATTGTATAATGTAATCTTCTAACTGATTATCGTAGAAGTACGTCAATTCATTATATGGATTTGGACTTTCGTTCATTTTGGTCTCTATTTCTTATATTTAGAACGTGTTACGTTGTCTTGATGTATTACGAATTTGGGAACGGTATTACAGGAACGGCATAACTTGATGTATGACCACCATAGCCAATGTACAGTTGGACATCATCGAGGTCACCAGTGAGGTTTTGTGATCCTAGATAGTTCGCCATCAATAGTAGAGGAGTAGTTGAGGCCAAAGTTCTTGTATCGGAAACGCTAAATTCTAGATTACCGTTGACGAATCCTCTGAGGGTTCCGCCAGTATTTCCTACTTCTATATAAACCCATGTATTTAATGGAATGGTTGTTGTACCGTATGACAAAACGGAACCATTATCTGTTACTGCTAGTACTTGACCGCCTGCCGTTGTGCTAGCGTAAATACCAATTCCTTGTCCGCCGTATCTGGTGTCAGCAAGACATCTATCTCCAGAAGCTGTGCTATATACCCAGCCTCGGAAACAATAATCAGACGTTCCAAAATTAAAGGCAGAAAGATTTGTCGTATAAGCCCAGCCGCCAGTGAAATGTCCACTCGCTCCACCAAATACATAATTTGCTGTACCAATTGCAGACGAACTAAAGAATACCCAACCACTCCCTGTTCCACACACATCTGTTAATGTTGTAGAACCATTGGTGCCATTAAAATGGAGACCTGTTACAAGAGAGGAGAAATTTGGATCACTGGCAGGGGTATAACTCAGCCCACAGTCGGTTGCATATGCCGCAAATCTGGATGCGGCTAGAGTCGATTTGTAGAATACTGCGTGTTGAATTTCTCCGTACATCAAATTTCCAGCACCGGTTATCTGTCCAGCAAGTACATATGTATTGCCTGTAATCGCATAATGCGCTGATTCTATCTGGCTAGCCACTTCTACGCCGTTAGCGTATAGTTTGAACATTTTCAAGCTCGGATCATAAGATAATCCGATCATTATTGAAGTGTTTAAAGCTACAATACCGGGTGCTGATGTGATTGTATGATACCCGCTATAATTGTATTGGCCTCGAATAGAACCATCAGTTTGTACAAACAATGCTACGCCTTGTTGACCACCGGCAGCGAAGTTCCCTATATGTAAACACCCGCTCGCTGCTGTGAACGAATTGATTTTTATCAAACCGACCATGGAAATAGGATCACCGTCAACAAAATCGGCTAAAGCATTATTGTATACACTGGCAAGTTGACCACTTGGATTACCGTAACAGCCACTCAACCCATTAATTAGTGCTGTTTGATTGTCATACGATGCGTCACCACCGGCATTTGTAGGGCGGCTATTGCCAGAAGAGTCCGCATAGCCGGTTCCGCTAGTTTCATTTAGACGCCAATAAGCCCATGGTGAATCTGCAACGATATCCGCGATAAGATTAGTTTCATCATCATTACCCCATGAAACTGCTCCGGTTGGTAATGAACTTACAGAATTGAAACTTGCAGTTGCAACTTGAGAACTACCAAAAATACTAACTGCTGGGAAATATTGCCCAGTTAATCCACTAACCACATATCCAGTTTCGGCTATTACGTCAGCCCCATTCAACCATGTACCGTTGCTGCGGAAATATAATTTGCCGTTCTTAAGTAACACACCAACAACTGCGGACGCTGGTATGGTGCCAACATTTGCAATTATAGTTCCATTATTGTATATGTCTCCGGTTAGATCATACACGGCATAAGCATCCGATGCAGATGCGATGCTCGTTCCACCGGCACGCGTTACATCAGTTGCAGAAATACCTATTGCAAAATTTTGATCAGCACTTGTTGTAATTGTAAAATATGCATCAGTCGTAGCTGCATCATGTGAAGTATTTCCGAAGCAGGTTGCCCAGCTACCAGCCGTATGAGTTGCGACGAGATTACCGTTCGATAACGTAATTACTGAGGAATCGTTAGTGACCGTGGCAGGATCGAACGTAGTGAAACTGCCACCACCCCCACCGCCGCCAGAACTTGGTGTCGGCGTTACAGTTGGTGTCGGTGTTACGGTTGGTGAAGGTGTTAGCGTAATCGTTGGCGTTACAGTTGGCGTTACCGTAATCATCGGTGTCACTGTAATTGTTGGAGTCACCGTAGGAGTTGGAGTAGGGCTTGCTCCCAAGGTCATGGTTGGACTTACAGTTATCGTTGGCGTTACGGTTACCGTCGGTGTCACAGAAACGGTCGGAGTCACAGTAATTGTCGGTGACGGTGTTACTGTAATTGTCGGCGTTGGTGTTGGAGTTGCGAGAGAACTTGAAGGCGTCGGTGTCACTGTAATCGTTGGGGTAATTGTAGGCGAAGGAGTAGGCGACTGTGAAGGAAGCGGTGTTGGCGTTGGCACAACCGGCTCGCCTGTGTTATCAAAACTGATGCAAGGCGGGCCTGCAACCAAACGCAAGTTTGCTAATGTTCCATTTGTCGGAATAGCAACGTTCTGAGAAACCTGCAAAGCTACCCACGAGGTTTTGAAAACATCGCGATAATTTTGTTTGACAGAGAATGAATCCAAAAGAACAGCGAAGAAAATGCGGTTGATTTCTTCAGCCTTGAAGCTTTCGTAAATCTGATACATGGCTGCAACAATTCCATCAACTGAGGCAAAATCGCTCGTATTCAAGAAGTCGCGTATGTTGACATTAGTGTACGAAATGGTTGGGTCGTTCAATATGGTCAAGACCGTAGAAGTCGCCATGTCTTGTGGAACCATTACTTGATCAACACCTATACCGTAACTGGAATCAGCACCGTAAATATTGTCGAATACAACTCTATTCAATGACGGAAGTACCACAGTCTTGTCAGCTTGTCCGCCAGTCACAACATATCCGACCATCGATTGAATTACTTTCTCCCACAATCCTTGGTCTATTTTGTTTAGCTGCTTTTCACGGAATAGCTTCCACTCTTCGTGACGGTTTTTGACTGGTAGGTAATCTTCCAGTCCCGCGCCTGTTGGCAAAGAGTCACGTAAGGTGAAGTCGCGTGACAAACGTAAAGCGTAGCGTTCATTGTCATTGATAGCCCCTGACAATCCCTTGACTATCAATTGCGTGTAACGATATGGCAACGAGTAATCATTTTCATCAAACGATACGCCATAGACCACACCATACCCGCTACCCCCCGGACGGATGCCCTGAAGAATCATATACGGTTCGGTAAAGTTCTTGAGACGACGCTCAGAATCTGTGATGGTGGTGTATTTTTTCCCGTTGATATTGATCAAATTGGTCGAATTGGTCACCCAGAAGAAATACACAGTGAAAGAGCTTTCACTGACCGGATCGAACCGTTGGATACTTGTGTATGGTACGTCTACCTTGTAGAGTTTGTTTACAATTTCGTCTGGAGTCGGTACATGTGCCTTTTTGACGAAATGTAGATAGTCAGCGTCTGTTATGTCGTTGGCTTGGTTTAGAATGTAATAGTTGAGCGAAGTAGTGTCAAAATTGACAACGGCACGGAAAGCACCGTTGACATACATATCCAAATCACCACCTACAGACAGTGACGTGGACGATGTAACCAAACATGCAAATACATCGACATGAACGTCATGTATAGGAACCCAAATCGGTGGTACGGCAGAGCTACTTGCCGTGTTGATATAGGTAAGTTTGTAAGGTGTACCGGACAGAGTAGAGTTCGAGTTGACACTGAAATCGAGTTGGTTTTGTAGAACCTTGGTGTCCCAATCCATCGGATTGGTGGTTGATTCTGTCCACTGATACAATTTAGCATCAGCCCATTCAGCCAATTTACCCCAGTTGAACAAACGTAAATCGACAGTAGGGAAAACGCGTTTGTCGTAATATGGCACGTACTGTGCCAATGAATTGTCAAACCATACCGTTCCTACTTTATCAGTACCCCAGAACGCGGTTGATGATGTATCACCGCTAACTTCATGTGTGTACAGCGCAGGGTCGGTTGAGGACGTAAAATTGATCACGTACTCGCCCAACGGATTGTGAATCCCAGCGGCAGGATGCCAGATAGGGATTTGCGCAACGCTGCTTCCGTTAGTCTTGTCGATAAGACGACATGGGCTATGTGCTTTATCGTTGACACCGAGCAAAGAAACAATGACCGAGGTCATGTCAATGTCAGCCAATGTCGTATCAAAAAACTCTATGACCTGACTATTGATGAACTTGAAATCGACATATTCGACCAAGAGTTTCGTCTTGTTTTGGGACGCGTCAACGTAGGTTACGATTGCGCCATCGGACAGGATAGGAAGTTCGAGAAGTGTTTTACCATTAACAACTACGGTTTCGATGTTCTGCATGATGAGCAGCACGTTTACATCAAAATAGAAGGCGCGCTTTGGAGCCAACGCGACTATCTGATCTGGCTGATCCCACCAACGCGACACATCGTTAAGGCCAACTGCTTCGAAAGAACCATCCAAAACGCCACCATCCGGTGTAGTAAATTCTAAACGAAGCTCCGAACGGACTGAATCACCGACGAACAACTTTACTTCCGGGTATGCATATTCGCCCGTGCTTCCGAATTCTGCTACTTTATATGTCCAGAATTCGTCAACTTGTGCGTCATTAAATTGGGTCTGATTGGTGAAGGCTTTGACAGCAAAGTTGGTGCCCTTATTCTGGATCATTGCTTTCCAGAAACTGAACTGTGTCTTGGTGTTTATGCCGATAGCGGTCATATAATCGAATGGGCCATCGTATCCGATTGATTGACGTGCGGAACTTGTCATCGAATTGAAATCGTCGCCATTGCCGGTTCCATAGGCATAACGCAAACGATCCACGCTGTTCTCGATGTTGACGACAAGCTTGTTATCGCGGATTACAAAACCTCCGACCGATGGCCGCAAGGTTGAACCGTGCTGTCTATCAAACTCTGCGAAGAAGCGTGATGTGCGTAGGCCCAAGAAAGCGTCATAGATCAAGCCGCCCCCTGTGGAATAGTTGTTGAACACCAAAATGTGTTCGTAACCATCCACGTAAAGCTGCATACCAGCCATGTAACGCTGTTGTGACTTGGCTGTAGTTCGCTTTGTCAGGCCGTCTAGGCGATTATAGGAGTAAGATGATACGTTCACGGCTTCTTGGTCATCCGTGAGCGATAAATTGGTCTCAGCGTCGCTACGGACTATCACCAGCTTGGATACGTCCAGCAAATCTCCGTTGTTATCGAAAATCGCCTGATATTCACCTCCAAGACGATTGTAGGCAAAAATGTCCGACAAGAGTCCCTGTTCATGTGACAAACAAATGTTACTACGGAATGGGTTCAATTCGTATTGCGGAGACGCCTGAAGCGAACGATATGACTTGAAGAACTGTTGTCCGGTTCCATTGTCGTCGAATGGGATTGCAATCCCACGATTGGCATCTAATTTAGAAGCGGCCAACTGGAAGCTGACACCGTTTAAGTTCCGGATCAAGTAATACGGGATGATCGATGCTTCGATTCCGCTAAAGCGTACTGGCAAGCTTCCGCCATCTTCACAACCAAGAACAACGGCAGTACCTGTTCCAAGATTGGAGATTCCGACACCAGTGAAGGAATTGGTAGAAAAATTGTATGTGATGTTGTTGAGCAACTCGTCTTCTTGACGGGTATTACGAATGTTATACAACCATGTGATCAGCTTTTCGAGTTCCAAATGCCAGCTATTGATGTTGCCGGTTTCTGGGTCACGGTTTGAACCGTCTGTGTTTTTGAAAGCGAATCCATTATCTTCGAGATATGCTCCATACGCCAACACGAAATCCACCATTTGTTGAATACCGGAAATCGTGTAACCTGAAGGAAGAGTGGACACATAACGTCTATCGACAGCATGCTGTCTCCAGATATAATTGGACGACGCTCCTGCCAATGCTTTGAACGTAGAATCGATCTTTCCTATGAACGATAAATTGTTACCGGAAGTGGTTACAGATATCGTTGTTGCGGTTTCGGCGTAGGCCGGAGAGACAGCTAAAGAAAATGTGGTATCCGACAAGCGAATCAGGAAATAAGGCGTGAACTCATCCAATGGTGATGGCAAGAAAGACAAGCTATTGAGGAATATTTGAGTCCCAGTATGCCACTCTGGTGGAAGTGTTTTTTTGTCGAGCGGGCGAATAATACCATCCACGGTCTGGCTTGTTACCGTGACAGATTCAGCGACATAGATCAACGTTTCCGAATTCTGTACATCGAATACGGACTTGAGGGTAGTGTAGGTTCCATTAAACTGGGTAGACCCGGCTACGGTGAAACGAGACTTGATGCGGAAGTTGGATGTTTGGTTGCCTTCAACAGTGAATACCTTGTTGAACTTGTAACTTTCGGTTTGTAATACACCGATACCTTCAAAACCGGCTGGGTTCATACCAACAAATAGATTGGTATCCACGATAGCTACGTTAGTCGATCCCCCATTGGTCGAACTCTTGATGGCTAGATCGCCATTCTCGATTTCTGCGGTGCCAGCCGCACCGAATTGTTGATTGATTAAGTCGAGTATGGCGTTGAACGTCATGTCAGATGTGGCGACAATGGACAAATTCTTGACAACCGAACCATCAAAGGTCACAACGGCAGTGTATGTCTGTCCACTGATCAAGGATGATGTGTCGGACAAAGCCAACGACTGTGAATAATTGATCACTCTTTTGGATCGTGGGAAGTCTAGTGACGCGCCTGTTACGTCGTAGGCATATACTTCGAACACATCAGAGTTTGCTTCAGCACGGAAACTGTAATTCTGGACTTCGTAATAGTTGATATCTCCCTTGATAGGGGCCATGCGGTCAAACGCCACCGTCCATCCCATTCCCGAGTCGCGAAGTTTGGAATATTTCGAAGGTACCGCTAAAACAGTTCCTTGTAGCGCACTGATTTTGTGCGATAGAAGGTTCTTGGTTTTCTTGAAATTGATATTGTAGTCTTTCGTTGTGATATCCACGATTGGAGTAGCGACAGTGAAACTTTCCGTATTGACAAAGGCACCAAAGCTATAGGAAAGCGGAGCTTCCCAATTGCGCCACTTCGCACGGAACTCTGATCCTGATGCGTCAAGACCGAAATAACGTGCCATACAGACATACCACTGATTCAATCCAGTAGAGGTGTATACCACGTTCGAGGAGTCATCGATGAAATCACCGTGGAAGATAATATCCTTGTGGGAATATACCTTCTGGGTCGCGTCGTTGACATTGAGGCATGTGATGGTGGAACGCGTCCCATCAAACGTCGCATCCAAAAAACGCAGCGGCTGCGTCAAGAATGAAACGATCAAGCCATCGTACAAGCGTTGGGAAGAATGGTTCCATATCCATTCTTGCTGGCCAATTTGACCAAATTCGAAGTCCAACTCAGGAGAAACGATTGCATCTTGGAGGTTGGCGTCAAACAGTGGTTTGATACGGTTATTTGTTGTATTTCCACTGTTCCAATATGGCGGAATGAGACAATCTGTACCGATTCTATCCGCAGTTGGTACTATATCAATATTGACTGGCACGAAGTGGAACAATACCGGAACCTGCCCAATATGGTCTGTTCCACGGATTCCGGCTGGAGTAAATCCGGTTAGTGGCACCTTTCCGGAGAAAATGTTGTCCCACATCGTAGATGTCCATCTACGAGGCGTAATGACATTGGTATCGCGGTAGGTTCCATCCCACCAATTCGGTTGCTCTGTATAGCCCTGAAGTACCCACGGTTCCAGATGTGGATAGGCCGTTCCATAGACTGACTCATACAATGCCTGCCAGCTACCACATGTATTGATAGCGGAAGTCATCGTCTTAGGATGTAAACGAATGTTTGTGTGGCTGTAGTTCCATGTGAAGGGGTTGGACGTTGAATAATTCATCTTGTTGGTAAGCGGAGAAGTTACCCCGGAACCAAGCACAAAGTTGGTGAATTGAGTTTCGATCAAGGAAGAATAGTTTGCATCGGCCAATGTCAATGCAGTATCAAATTTCGAAACGAAGTTGGCTGGCAGTGTGGAATCTGGAAGAGCAGCGTAGAGACGACGTTCAAATGTCAAATACACGTTTGCCATCATTGCTGTCGGGTACAAACGTTCCCATGCCAAACTGGCATTGACACGGTATAGGAGTGTTGTCTGTACGTCCAAATTCTTACGGATTAGAATGTCGCCTTCACGCAATTCTCGACCTAAATGTGTGGTTGGCATCGGGAGCAATGTCGTAGCGAAACTGGTACTCGCGACGTTCGTGCCGATCAACAGAAGTTGGCGATAGATGCTGTCAAGCTGTGCCAGTTCGATTTGTACACTGCGGAAGTGTCCGTCATGGTGGTGTATTTCGTGAATATGAAGTAGCTCATCGAACACCACAAATGGAACGTGTTTCGCGCCAAGACCCAAGAACGGCAACGTGGATACAAAATTCTTTACACCAACGCCATCATGGAATGTGGAACTATCGCCGAACCATTCGTCAAATTTGGTATTTTCTTCGAAGTTTGTGATGACATCCGAGATGATGTTTTGTAAAACGTCGTTAGCGGTTGCAGCCGTCCCATTAAGCAGTTGAGAGACGAAAGACTTTAGGAATTCGTCCTTAATCCACAGGAGTTGATTCTCGTATTGATTATGAGCGAACTGAATGACATCAAGCGGTGTCAAAATGTCAAGGAAGGTCGCGGAGATGAGTTTATCGAATCCCCCATTGTGTTCTTTGATAGTACCACCCAAACCGAAGTTTGGGTTATCATCGAATTGGAAGCTGCGCAAATCTACAGAGAACCCAGTAGGAGTTGTCTGTGCGGCTATGATACTCTTGAAATGTCTGAATAGTTCCGAGTAGGAAACTTCAGCACGGTTCTCATGGTGTACATTGTAAAACAATGGATTAGGTAGTTCCCAGTCTCCATCCACCTTTATCGGCTGATAGATTTCTGAGTTTGTACCGCGTTTCCAGATTGTTTGGATCGGTTCAAAGGGCTGCGCATTATCTTGATATGCTAACAATTCGTTCTTGTCTCCGAGCAACGTTTGCTCAAATCCGTAATCGTTCGTGGCCGTGTTGATCTTGACGCGCATACTTAAATTCGCATCAATATCTGCCGATTGGTCAGGAGTAAAGCGGAACAGTTCTGAAGCAGAATCCAGTGGGTTAGCATGGATATCGAACTCGGAGAACAGCGGATATTGATGACGTGCCGTCTTGATTTGTTCGATTTTACGGTAGTCAACCAAATTGACAGTACGGATACCATCCGGTGTATGGACGGCTATCGAAGCCTTACCTATGTCAGCTTTGGCATATTCGCCCACTTCGATGCGGACGATGTCATTTTCTGAGATGACAACATCATCAAAAAACTTAATCGATCCAACATAATCCGAATTGTTGGCCGACTTTACATCGGAAAAATTACCATATTGACGACGCTTGTTAAT